CATAAATGACTGCAGCACAAAAAGAAACATTAGGCTTTCAAACAGAAGTAAAACAATTACTAAACTTAATGATTCATTGCCTTTAGTCATCTACCGCTATTTATTTTTATCCCTCTTTTACCCCCTTTATTTCATCTAAAACAATAACTTAAATGTATAGTTAACACTCCTATCTACGGTTATGCACTGACTTTTAACGCTGTTATTGGTGACTTTTGTGTCCTAACTTGTGTACCATTTTATTTGTGACTCTATTTTTGGTCACATTTGGTACTCAGAGTCGGAGAGTCAATGAACATTACAGCAGCCAAACTAAAGAGCTTGAACGGTAAAGAGTATGCCGGCAAGCCTGAAATAACGGACGGCGATAACCTATCGTTAAGGATCTCGCCAAAGGGTAAGATCTCATTTCAAATACGCTATCGAATTAATGGTAAGCAGGTTCGATATAAATTAGGAACCTATCCAGCAATGACACTTGCACAAGCACGTACTGAATGTGCGGCGCAAATGGCACTGGTAAATCAAAACTTAGATCCTCGAAATATGGAGGCCGTCAACGCGGTTGAGTCGGAGGTAATAGAAAATCCTACCATCAGAGATTGCATTGATTATTGGTATATAAATTACTGCCTAAAAAAGCGCGATAATCCTGCAGGTATAAAGAGCCGTATGGTGTCATGTATAAATGATACGTGGGGCAATCAATATATTTCACTAATGGATAAAACGCACTTTACCGCGTTTTTTAAGTCGATGGGTGATGTATCTATTGAGAAGGGCAGAGGCAAAGGCTTTGCTTTTAATGCCATTATAGAGATCAGATCTGTATTTAGGTTTTGCATTCGCCAGGGCTTTATTAGCAACACGCAATTTGAAGCGTTAAGGCCAAGCGATTTTGCAACAGATTATGATTCCCGTGAGCATTATTTAACACTAAAAGAGTGCCAGTTAATTTGGGCTAATTTAGATGAAATAAACATGACGGATAGAAACAAAGTGATACTTCGCTGCGCCATGGTGTTTGGTTGTCGTATAAGTGAGTTATGCAAAGCTAAAAAAGATGATTTTGATTTAGATAACCAACTTTTTACAACTCAAAGAGAAAACACAAAGGGCGCTTTGCATTCTATCGTTCGGCCTATACCAAGCGAGTTAATTGAGGACCTAAAATATATAAAAGCGCAATCGCCATCGTATAGCTATATGTTTCCTAACCGTGATGGGGATCATCCCGCTAGCGGCTCAAGCGTGAGCCAAATATCTAAATCGTGTTATGAAGCGATTGAAGGTGTTGGACCGTTTAGGATGCACGACTTTAGGCGGACTATATCAACGCACTTAACGGATGCGGGATGCCCTTTGCAATTCACTGAGAAGTTGCTAGGGCATAAGATGAAAGGCGTATTGGCGATATACAATAAATCGCCAATGCTTGATGGCTTAACTGAGTGGGTTAACCGTTGGGTTCTCATGCTGAAAGGCGGGTAGCTTGATCCCTAAGCGCTTGGCAATGCTGATCAACTACTTGAGCATCCCAGCGCTTAGGCTTTCCAACAATTGTAGCCGGCGGGAATTTACCCTCTTTTTCCCATTCCAAAATAGTATTTGGCTTAACGCCGAATAGGGCGGCTACATCTTTTGTTACTAAGTATTTGCTAGTTGGTAAACTCATAAGTCACCTGCCTTTTTTAATCTATAAACCATATCAGCCACGGTTTTGTATGTTCGCCCAAGCGCTAAGCTAATGTCTTGAAGTGATTTATAGCCGCGCATTTCTTTTAAATATTGAATTTCAGTTGTTAGCCAAGGTTTTTTATGGTTAAAGTGAAATTCAGGATCGTAGGTTTTTCTCATTGTTCACCTATCCCCGCATATTCTCGATAGTAAATCATTGCAGCAATGTTCATCACATCGCGCATGTCACCTTTTTCAACATGTTCTTTTAGCATTTCTTTTAGTGACTCAGCCTTACAATCATCTGACCACCAACCACCACGACCTTTATTCCTTGCTGCTTTTAATTTTTCTTCCATTGCTTTCTTTGCTGAATTAACAAGCTCGTTGTCCATAAATTCATCTCTAAATTCAGGTGCAATATTACAGATGTTTTTTGCTATATCTTTCATATGATCGATTTCCTTAGACGGCCCCCATTCGCAGCGCCCATAGCAATCAACTGAGCAAAGCTTGTTATCAAATTCTAGATTCACTGTACCATTACCATCAATTGAGACTATTTTGTTAAATCTGTAGCTGTTCATCAGTTCGTTTAGCTTTCTAATGGCTATAGAATTTTTTTTCATAAATCACCTATGCTAATTTTTTGGCATAATCAGGGTTCATTGCTCTATAACACGCAGACTTCATACAGCCTTTGGCGTTGTTAAGGCGCTTGTTAAAATCTTCGCGGGTGTCTGGTATTTCCACCTCAAAAGCGTCGCGTTTTACTCCGTTGTAAAAGTCCCATTGCATGCGTGGTTCGTCTTTACATATATCGTTAGCGTAAATATTAACGCGGTAACCGCCGCTTTTTTCGGGGATGCAATCAGCCGCATCTTTTAACAAGTCAGCTAAGTACGCTTTATGCGATACATTTGGCTGTCCGCTTTGCAGTAGCTCCCAGGCGAATGAATAAAAGTTGTCGTCTAAATCCATTTCACCGCCTTTTTGCTCTTTTAATTTAAAGCCATGCTGTAGGGCTAGGGCTTTTATTTTTGCTTTATTCATGGGCTCACCTTATGTTCTTTATTCTCAGGCTTTACCGCCTTTTTAGGTTTAAGCGCATACCAGTTATGCGCTCTGCGTTTAACTTGTGGTTTCATTACTCACCATGCTTCACTTAACTCTTTTTCTAACTTCATTTCTTCCAAGCGAAGCTCTATTAATTCACGCTTTGTTTTTTTGCGCTCGATGTATTCAGGTCTTGCCGCATTGTTTTCTGGTGGCTTCTCTAAACGCTCACCTTTAATGCGCGGCCCTGTTTGCATCGTCGGCTCAAAAACAGTTTTTACTGATGCTGCTTTATTGGCTGATTTTGAGTGCCTTTTTTTATAAGGCTTTGGCGCAGCCCTGTCGCAACCGCAACCTTTAATTTTGCCTAGATTATATTTCTTAACAACGCGCTGAGTTCCACAAATACACTTACATAAAAATTGCTGAGCTCGTTTATTATCCCGTTCACTCTCACTTAAAACGGTCCAATTGTTGAATACATCGCCCGTTTTTACCTTTCCTGTAGCCATGGTTACCCTCCCGCCTTAACGTCAATTCGCTTGACGCTTTCATCCCAATTTGAGTAATCTGTGTCAATAAACTCAGCTGGGCTTCGTGTCACTTTAAGTTGAACTTGAATCTCTTCTTTTCCGCTTAGAAGAACACCTAAAGAGACTTCATTGTCGGCATAATCTCCATCGAACATATCTGTTAGCAGTTCTTCAATGTTATCTACAGCGTTAGCTGCAATCTCTCTTGCTGCACTCATGCTGCTGTCGCCTTTTTGTTTAACTTACCTACTTCATTACCCCAAACAGCCCAGCCTTTTGTGCGCTTACGTGAAAATAACTCGATGCGCGGTACGTCACCGGCTAATTCAACGCAGGCTTCTCTAAACTCGTTAGGCTTTTCGCTGTGTTGGCCTATTTTAAAAGTGCCGCTAAAAATGGTGTGCTTTAAAATTTCATCTAAACTTTCCGGCTCGTAAAATCCAACCGCACGCACTGAACGGCTTGCAACTTTTGGTTTGCCCTTGATGGCAATAATGGCCGACTCGCTACCGGCGCGGGTCCAAAATCCCATGCCGAACAGCGGGTTGTTGTTTACAGTTAGCTTGTTCCAAACAAAACCATTCATATTTTTAAGGGTGAAGCCCCATGCTTTAACAACGTCTAAGGCTTCTTGTGGCATTGAACCCACGTACCACATAACCAATATGCAATCGTCAGCGGCAATATCATCAATAGGCATCGCTTTTAGCTCGTCTACGCTCATTGTTGATTTGTAGTGATGTGCTGCACCGCTTTTCATACTGCCGCCGGTCTTTTTATTGCTGAATTGCCAAGCAGGATCTGCGTATATCAGGTTAAATTTTTGGCCGTTAAATTGTTCAAACATGGGGCGCTCCTTACATGCACATTAAGAGTGCTGGGTATTGCAAGCCGATTGGCGCGAACGGAATATCATCCATTTCAAAATTGTCATTCGGGCCCATTGGGTTACCTGCTGTGCCTTGCTGTTGCCCGCCGCTCATGTATTGGCTATTTGATACGCCTTGCTGCGCTTGACCTCCTTGCTGTTGGCCTTGGTTATTTTGGCGCTGAGCTTGCCCGCTACCTTGGCGCTGCGCTTGGCTATTGCCTTGGTGATTATTATTACCATTACCGTAAGAATTATTACCCTGCGCTTGTCCTTGGTTATTGCCTTGTGCGTGGTTGTTTTGTTGGCCTTGGTTACTGCCTTGTGCGTGGTTGTTTTGTTGGCCTTGGTAATTATTATTACCTTGGTTGCCCTGATGTTGATTATCTTGCCGCGAATCGAGCATTTGCATATTTTCTACTACAAACTCTGACGTATAACGATCTGCGCCGCTTTGGTCTTGCCATTTTCTGGTTCTGAATTTTGCTGTAACAAAAATCTGTGAGCCTTTGCGCAGGTATTCGCCCATTATTTCGGCTAGCTTACCGAACGCAACAAGATTTACCCATTCGGTATTTTCCTTTTGCTGACCTGTGTTTTTATCTTTCCATTTGCTACCAACAGCAATAGAAAATGATGCCGCTGCTTGCCCTGATTGGGTGTAGCGAATTTCAGGGTCTTTACCTAATCTACCGATAAAGTTAGCTTGATTTAGATCGTTAGCCATTACTTACTCCTTGCTTGGTCGTTAAAAAAATGATGGCGGCTAGCACTAAAACGCGTACTGTATTTACTGCTACCATCTTTAAAAAATCTCTGCGCTTTTGCTTTTCTAAAGCGCTTGAGCTGTTTCCTTTGATTGCCATGTAATCGTGCATAATTAAGCTGCCTGGCTGCGTTTCGGAGGTATAGATAGGCCACCGTTTTGTTTAATTAGATTTGCAACTTCTCTACAGGCTTTTGTTGCTATTGTTAGCTGTGTAGTGAATTTGCCCCCAGGCAATGCCCAACCTGACAAGCCACCTTTCTTTGTTGCTACTATTGTTGCTTCACCTACGTTTATATCTTCGCGGTTTAAGTGCTCAACCATGCGCAGTTGTGGAATACGTAAAGACATACTGTTCACCTTTGTAAAGAGCTGCGCCCGTAGGCGCTTGGCTCGGTTGGAGTTGGAAACTTATGCTGCTAGCGCTTTGTTTAGTCGCTGCTCTAAATCTTTTATAAGAACGTTCTGATCTGCGATATGACATTCAGCTACGCATAGCTGGTTACAAACACGGTCTAGCTCGTCATTTTCTGCGCGGTCCTGGCTGCTCGGCCATATATCCAGCGGCGTGTAATCTGTAGGCGCGTTTGTGCTTTCAAACACTGGCGATTTAAAGTTGCTACCAAGTAACGGTTCGTCTTGGTCTAGCATGCGATTTACTTCGGTTAGCGCTTCATGCTCTTGTTGCTCAACCGGTGCTTGCTCAACTTCAATAGCTTGATGCTCTGCGTTGCGCTGTGTGTTTAAGTCGGCTTGCAATTGCTCTATTTGTTGCGCTTGTGCTTGATTAGCTGCTTGCTGCGCTTGCTCAACTTGTGATTGCTGCGTGTGCATCATGGTTAATTGCTGGATAACTTGTGCTAGCACTTGCGTTACTTCGTTGGTGCGATCACCAAACTTTTCTTCGCTTGGTGTAAAGTTTTCAAGCTGTTGAATGCGCGCCATAACCTCTTGGCTCGATTTGCCAAAGTAGTTCATTGGATCATTGCGCAGATTATTAATGCGCTGTTCGATTTCTTGCGCTTGTTTTTGTAGGCGTTCTTGCTGTGCAATGGCTTCTTGCTGGATGCGTAATTGTTCGCGCTCTGCCTCTACCGCTTCGGCGGCTTTTGCTGCTTGGTACATGTTGTTAAGCGCTTCAAGAATGTTTTTCTTGGTGTCGATAGCTTCGTGTATGAGCTCTTTGTCAAACGCTTCTGTATCTACCAGGTCTACTGCTTCAATTGTGTCAGCAATAAACTGTGAGTTTTGGCCTTTACATTGCTCGGTAAAGTACCCCATTTGTGCAATTTCATCGCGCTGCTTACTCAAAAACTCTTCACGTTCTTTAGCTATGCGTGCGGCTTCTTCTTTGCGGCGTTTATCTTCTATTTCAAATGCGCTAATGATTGGATCGTAAATTACATCTACTTTTGAAATTAATTCATCACCGTAGGCTTTAAGCTCGTTAGTAAATCCAATGCGGCGATCGTTAATAGATTTAACCAGCTTGTTTCGTTCGGTGCGAATTTTACGGCCTTGCTTAAACTCGTCGTCTTTTGCCATATCAAGTGAAAACGACTTAGGGTATTGCTTGCGTAAATTAGCAAGCCCTTGCTTGGTTAAATCTTCTTGGTAAACAACTTCTACCAAGTTGGTGGCTGTGTTTTGATTAGTAGTCATGCTCTTATACTCCGTTTCTTAGGTTGTTAAGCGCCTCTGTATGCGCTTTGTTTACTTGAGCTACAAAGTTACTGCTGTCTACTTTGTTGGCTCGACAATGACCTTTAAGCTCTTGCAATAAGTGCTTATGGTTCATGTTTAATACTGATTCGTTTTCAGCGGTGGTTATGCGGTCTTTAATGGCCGTGTTTAACCAGGTAATAAACTTTTGATTAGCCGCTAGGGTGTTTTCTTGCGCTTTTGCTTCAAGTTCTGCTTTTTTGTGGTCTTTTATTTCAATGGCTTTATCACGTATATCAATGCGGTTAACAGCCATTGCAAACTTATAAGCTTGCTCGTAATGCTCGCGCAGTGCTTCTAAGCTTGAAGCTTGTTCAATGGCGGTTAGGTAGCTATCAAACTTGGCAGAGGGTAAGGCCCAATCAGGTAAAGTGGGCGGGAACCATTCTGCGTTCATGCGCGGACCACCTTTGTTGCTTTTATTAAGTGGTATGCTGATAAACTCACCATTAGCTTTAAAGCGGCTCTCAACTGGGTTGCATGTTGCAAATTCAGTATCAAGTGAATACAAGTAACGACCAATGCCAAATTGCACTGCTGTGCGTTTCATGGCACCAGATAGCGCGCCTTTTAACGCTTCTACTTGCGTGTACTCTGAGCCATCCCATTTAGTTACCCAGCTATCGCCAAAGCGAATACTTAAACCACATAGGTAACCTTTGCCACTGGTTGCTTCTTTAAATTCGTTTTTCCAGCCATCAATACCCACCACATCATCTAGTCGTTGCTGAATAGCGCGGTTAGTAATGTAAGGAATAACCATTGCCCACGGCTTGCTTGAGCCAGATACGCCGCTTTGTTGAACGCGCCATTCAATGTCATGCGCTTCAAATGGGTCGGCTAATAAGCGTTGAATTTTTTTAATATCCATCGTCTTAGCTCGCTAACTTGATATTTTGGCCAAAAAGCTTGTCTTGCTTTTTGTAGTGAAGAACTTGATCGAGTGTGTGTTTAAGTTGCGCTTCTGCGTCATCGTCAGTTAGCGTGATCATGAATGATTCAGCTGATACGCCATTGATATACACATACACGTTAATAAACGGCTCTTGCGCGTTGGTGACTACGTTTACCGCAACATTCTCGCGAAAGTTGAATGATTCAATAGCCAGTGCTGCAACTAGCCCTTTTATTTCTAGCGTGACCGCTGGGTGTGTTTTAGTGTTGATAGTCATTTTTAAAACCTCAAGGTTCGTTTTTCTAAACTTTGAATTTAGTTTATACAACTAAACTAAGTTGTCAAATAAAAAGTTCATAAAACTAAACTTTTTATTTTGATTTAAAATGACAAAAGCTCTAGTTGCGCCTGTTTCAGCTTGATATATATTCTGTAGCGTTTATTATTTAGATTGGAAATAAATCAGAAAAGGGATGCAATTATGTTTTTAAAATCGTTAACCTTAGTGGCATCGATAGCGTTTACAGCTGCGGTTTCCGCTCAATGTACAACTGTGGGCGATACAACTTACTGCTATGACTATGATAGTGGCAATAGTTATTCTACGTCCGATTATGGAACATCATCAGTTACAAGTGGATACAATAGCAATACAGGCACAGTGTGGGGGAGTAACACGTTTAGAAGCGGCAATACAAGCCAAACATTTGGATCTAGTAGCAAGGGTGCTTACTGGAACTCGAGTACTTACGATTTAGGTGGTAGTAGCCAGACATTTGGGTCTAGCAGTAATGGTAGCACTTGGAATAGCTTTACCGATTCTTCAGGCAACACAACACATGACTCTTACAATGCGGATACAGGAAAGATTAAAACGGTTATTTGTGACTCACTAGGAAATTGTTATTAACTAATATTTTCGCAACCCAGATAAGGGTTACCGGCGCTTAGAGTGTACTGGGAACAATTAGCAGTTTAACTTGTTCCCAAATTTTATAAAATTAAACCCCTTTATTGCTAAAATATGCAATCTCAGAGTAAAACCTATCAAACAGTTCTTTGTCTTTGGAAGCTATAACCCCAAGCCACATTTTGTACAAACTAAAACCAAGAGCCGCATAGTGATCCCCTTGCTTATTGCGCAACTCATCCTCAACCACCGTAAGCTTGTCAATGTATGCGAGCTGTTCTGAGCTTGCTGCATTCCGAAAGTTTTGAGGTGTTTCATACGATTTCTGAAAAATAGCGTCTGCCATGTTTATGGCCGAGCCAACAGCTACTTGTATATTATGATCAGCAGCGTGAAGTTCCTTGACAGCTCTATCGAACTTTTGGCAGAAAGCTGTGCGGTTTGAGTTTTCTTTCTTTTTGAAAAAACTAAACATTACTAGATATCCTTATATTAAAAATCCTGTATCACCTGTTTAACTACGCCAATGATAGTGCAGTTACCGTTAATTGGCATAGTGGGGTAGCTGTTATTAAATGGTTTTAAATACTTTGCTCCGCCATCTATAACAAGCTGCTTTAGTGTGGCTTCTTCACTGTCGTCTAGCATGGCCACAACCACTTTACTGTGCTCGGCCTGCATATTTGGATCAACTATTATCACAGATCCTTCAGGAATGGATTTACCCCCTGTTAGACTGGTCATGCTGTCACCCTTTACGCGCAAGGCAAACGCTTCATCACTCACGTTGGCGGTATGCTGATAAAACGTAGTATCTGCTTGGTGCAAGCTTTCCATATCTATTTCTTTCCATTTACCTGCTTGCACCCATGAAATTAAAGGCGCTTGACCTCTTAAGTCGGGGCCTAGCTCTAATTCTACATTTTTATTAGGTGACCCCTTGCCTTCCATAAGCCATGAGACGTTACATCTTAAAGCTTTAGCCAATTTAACTGCATTCTCGCCACGTGGCTTGTTTAGCCCAGTACACCACTGGCTAACTGTTCCTTTAGATATTTTTAGCTTCCTTGCTATCTCAACTGCCTTTATGTCAGCAGCGGCCATCTGCTCACTTAAGCGATCTTGAAATGTCATATTTACAACCTAAAAGTATAGTTATCTAAATATCTTACTATTTAAATGGTTCATTTGTCTTGACTCCGCAGGGTTCATAAAACTATACTCCCAGTTAAATTAATTAGGAGGATCACATGAAAACTAGTGACGCAGTTTCATATTTTGGTGGGAAGTCGAAGTTAGCTCAAGCTTTTACGCCGCCACTAACCAAGGGCTCAATAACTCATTGGTCGAATGACGGACGTGTCCCGCGTGGTCGTGCATTTGAATTGCAAATGATCACTAAGGGCGCACTAAAAGTTGACCTTTCTCTTTATGAAAGTGATCAACCCAAATCAGCAGCATAGGAGAACTATAGATGCTTTTATCTAAAAAGAGTACGAGAAACGCAAAACCAAGCGCTCGATGCCCACTTGAAGCAGCGGCAAGTATTGCGGGCGACTTTAATGTGTCTGATATAGCGCGTGCTATGGCTAAGTCACCAACAACACTTAGCAATAAGCTAAATACAAATATTGATTCGCATGTATTAACACTGCAAGAAGCAATTGCCATTCAGCATATAACTGAAGATTGTCGCATTTTAAATGCCTGGGCTTATAGCGAAGGTAAAACGGTTATTGATTTACCAGAAGTGAGCTTATCTGACGAGGAGTTAGCTGATCAGGTTTTGCATTTGCAGGAAGCTGCCGGCGATTTTGCTAAATCAGTAAGACTTGCCAGAGAGGACGGGATTATCACGCAAACTGAATTTGACGGTATTCAAAAGCGCGCATTAGAAACCATAGTCGCTGTTTTGCATATTACAGCAGAGCTTGAGCAAATGGTTAGGCCTGATCCTAATGAACCGGCTGTTGTTAATCCTGCATCGTTAAAGGTGGCGTGATATGAGCGGCGAACTTTTAAATTACATCAATGAGGACACTCCGCCACCTTGGTTACATTTAGTTGATGAGCCCATTTTCATGACAGAGCTTAAATGGGATCAGTTTTCTGAATCAAAAATGGCGGAATTTAGAGATCTCTTTTGCGAGTCCGGCAAAGTGCGCCCTGATCGTCTTATCTATTGGGATTTCATACCCACAGGGGCAAATGTACACCGATTGGTCATGAAACCAACTCGGCGGTTTATTGAATTTTGCTTTGCACACAGGGCAGAGCACGGGCGGTAGGTGTTCGTTGTTTGACATGTTTAGTCCTTTTGTTTGTTGGTTTAGTAATTCGCACTTGCATGCTAGCAAACGAAGGGACACTTTTTAATCAATATATGAAGGCGGTTTGATATGAGCGATAACAATTTAAATCTGGTTGATGGCAAGTTTTATTCGTTTTCATTTGGTGGGAACACCTGTTATGGCGTTTTTGTAGCGGCGCTTATTGAAGATACAGACGAAGGATCTGGCTTTTATTGTAACGGTAAAGCTGTTTGCTCATTAGCTGATGCTGAGCAAATCAAGCCTTTGTATAGCGAGGGTGATTTACCTAAAGCTAATGATGAAGTTCGCTTATCAGCTGAGCAAAAAAGAGACAGCGTTAACAAATATTACAACGCGGCAGAGGCTTTAGCCGAGATGATAAGCCAAAAGGCAGATGAGTTAGGTTTTCATGGTTGCGCGCGTGATGGGTTTGTTCTTGATGTTGCCAATTATGTGGAAGGCTTACAAAAAGGATTCGTAAGCCGGTAAATGGGTGGGGAGTTAGCAACCCACTTTGCCTTGCTCGTAAACAGAAGAGGTTTTGTTGAACTCTGTTTCAAGGTTGATGTTAAGTAGGGCTAAGCCTTTTGATGTTAGGTAGTGATCAACTATTACTCCTCCTGATGTTGGAACTTGAACGGAGAGGTAATTATTTTGAACTAAAAAGTGAAGCGTTGCTTTTAATAATTCGGTCTCGGTTTTGAGTTCCAAATTAAGCACTTCGTATCTTTTTGTATCGATCTGAAGTGGCAATGGAAATTGCTCTGCAAGGGTATTTAAAAGTGGCTTTGCAATTTCATTGAAAGAAGAAATATCGAATTTCATGTTGTTGTCCTTTTGTTTGTTGGTTTAGTAATTCGCACTTGCATGCTAGCAGACAAAAGGGCGCTTTTTAATCAGTTTTAATTTTAGGTTTTGTTTATGGATACAGCAGATAGTGCACAAATAGAAATAGAGCGCGAACAAGCGCGGCAAATTGCCAATTTAAAACAACAAGACGTTGAGCCTACAGACGATTGCATTGAATGCGGTAACGAAATACCAGAAGAACGCCGCAAGGCAGTGAATACCAATTTATGTATTGGTTGTGCAGAAATGCAAGAAATCAAACGAAAGCAGTTTAGGCGTTAATTAATATCGTTCAAAGCGTGTTTTTAACCTTTTATACCCGTAGTAGCAGTTTACTAAAAAGTTTAATGGGATGAATAGCGATGCAGCATAAACAAGAAACACTAGCTCGGTATTGGCAGATATAGATGCAGCTTTTATGTGGGCGCCATAGATGGCAGCAGGCGTTAAAAACAGCAGTATGCAGGAGTTTTCAAACATGACAGCGAGCTTGAATTTTTTATGGCGTATCAACTTGAAGTATTGGGTTCTTATTTTTCTTGTTATGGGATTTTTTAGTTTAAGCCTAGAAAACCAGCGCATTAGAGAATCCCTTTATTTTATTGAATTTCTATACGCGTTTTTAATGTTTGCGCTCAATTTTCTAGAAAAAAGAATTAAGGCGCGAGTTACAGCAAAGGCTGATGTAACTCGCAGGTAAAACAAAACCCGCATCAGCTTAGAGGGCACGATAGCGGGGTTCAATTCAACGAGGTAATTATGACCAATTTAGCAGAAGTTTACAAGTTCCCTGGCAAAGAGGGGGGATTGAACGAAAAAGAGCGGCGAAAGTTTATGAGCGACAAAGGCGGCTTTGCTAGTACGTACAGAAGCATTGATCAGCAACCGTGGAGTAGTGACGGCGTGTGCATGCTTATAGCGCAGTATTTAATACGTAACGCGGCGTTTAAGGCGATAAGTATTGAGTACCGCAGCAACAGGCTTAAATTAAGCGCTGGGCAGTTTGTGACGACCGTTAGAGAGCTTGCGGCTAAAGCGGCTATAAACTCACTGTATAAAACTGAGGATTCAGCTTATACAGCGACAAAAAGAGCGTTAGTTAAACTTGAGAAAGATGGTTTTTTAACACGTAAATCTATTGGTAAAACGGTGACGCAATGTACTGTAATTACTATGCCAAATTACTCAAAATTTAACCAAAAAAGCGACCCACGTAATGACCCACGCAATGACCCACGTAATGACCCACGCGAAAGCCGCGAAAACAAAGGTGTTGCGAGTAGTTGCGACCCACGCGCTGAATCACGAAGTGACCCACGAAGTGACCCACTAAATAAGAATGATATTAATAATAAAGATCTAATAACCCCCCTAACCCCCCAGGGGGTGACTGCGTTGTTTGATACGTTTTGGAAATCGTACCCAAGCAAAAAATCAAAACCCACTGGTCGCAAGGCGTTTGAAAAAATCGCAGCAAAATTCAAAACCAAGCCTGATGAATTTAAAACCTTGGTTGGCGAAATTATTAGCCATGTTGAAAAACGCAAACTTGACGATCCGCAGTGGACCAAAGACAGCGGGCAATTTATCCCGATGCCGGCCACTTTTTTGAATCAAGAGCGCTGGAACGATGAATACACAACGGGGGCAAACCATGAAAGCAGTCAGCACAATCTTACAAGCCAATCACATCGACAATTGCGGTCGAATCCTAATACCCGGTACAGCGACGCACAAGCGTACTTGGAATCACGCGGACTCGCCGGACCTAGAGAAAGCGGTAGTGGCCCTGTGGACTCGTCTGGACCAAATGTTTACGGGCCGGTGGACGCGGGAACATGGGGGGCTGGGGAGTGATGATTTTAAATACTTACTTGGTTTGCTCACTGAAAAGTTTAAAAGCCCCGATGATGTTGCCGCCGCGAGCATTAAATTGCTTGAGAGTGGGGCAGAGCATCCACCGTCAATCCCTAAACTTTTGTCGCTTTGTCAAAAGCCTAAGCAGCATGCAGCACACAAAGAAATTAATCGCGATTTTTTGTTACCGCAGCTTGCAAAAGGACCGCGCAGCGAAAGTACAGAGCAAAAACTTACAGCTTTGCGTGAGCAACTAAAACGGAGATCAGGGCGATGAAATCATACGAACAGGACCAAAAAGAGTTTATTCGTGCGCTTAAGCAGATTTTAGGTAGCGATTACCAAGCGGCATTGGTTGACGCAAAAGCAGCTAAGGCGGCAGCACTTGATGGGATAAGTAACCCAACACCAAAACAGATTGGCTTTGCTACGGCAGAAGCTAACCGCGCAATGGCAAGAGCAGCTAAAGCGCATGGGGTTGATAGCGTGCCGCAGTATATCAAGGACCAAAAAGAGGCCGCTAAAAACAAACATGCAAACCGTAATAAGTCGCACAGCAAAAACAGGCAAGCGGCTAATCGTATGCAAGACGTTAAAGCAAGCCCTGGCAACTTTACATCAAAGAAGGTGCCGGCAAATCAAGGCTACTCGCTTAACGAGCAGCTAGAAAAAACATATCAAAACGCAAGAAAAACAGCTTAGGAGCTAATTATGACTACTAAAAAAAGCACACTTACTCAGTTATCACCAGCCGGCGAAGTTCTTTGCGATGGCTTTATCTCTAACGCGAAGCCGCAAGCAGCAAAAATTATACAGGATGGTTCACAGGTGAGCCACGATGCAGTATTTGCCAATTTTACAAAGTTATTTGCTGTTTCCGCCGAAAAAAACGGATTAGACAGAGAGCAACGCGACTCTTTTATAGCAATTGGCGCTTACATTTTAGTGCAAGCGCAAAAAGAAGCGGTGGCAGTCCAGGCGAACGAGGCAAAGTCGGAGTCAAGTAAAAAACAAGATAAGGCCGCGTAATGGCAAAGAAAGTAGTAACCACTACTAACGCCCAATACCTCATGCCCCAAATAGGGCAGGCGGTAAGGGCGCTTTTAAAGCAAGGCAAAAACGTTGTCATTGAGTTTAAAGAGTACAAAGCTGAGCGCTCTTTAGCTCAAAACCGTTTGCTTTGGCTGTGGAACCAGATAATTGCTGATTATTTTCGCGAGCACTATGGACAAGAGAATAGTTCAGAGGACGTACACGAAGTATTTGTGCGTAGGAAGTTTGGGGTGAGGGTTATCCAAGCTGGCAACGAGGAACCAATCATCGTGCGCAAGCGGACCCGCAAGCTAAACACAAAAGAGTTTTGCGAGTATCTAAATTGGTTAGAGCAATACTGCGCTGAGTATTTAGAGCTTTTACTGCCACAGCCGGACGATCTTTATCACTTGGCTATGTATGGAGAGTCAAACAATGTCGCTCATTAGTAAAAAAATAAGAAATAGCGCACGCGGCCAGCAGTGCCAAGTGCGCATACCTGGTGTATGCAACCATAACTCTGAAACCGTAATACTTGCTCACGTTGGCGGTGGTGCTGGTATGGGCCAGAAGTGTGACGATATACATGCCACTTACGCATGCTCTGCTTGTCACGATGTAATTGATAGACGAGTACGTCAAGGAAGCGCTAACGAAGTAATGGTTTATGCCTATGAGGGCATGGTTAGAACGCAAAAGCTTTTACTCGAGCAAGAATTGATACAGGTGGCTAAATGAACATAACGATTGGTATTGATCCAGATTTTGTTAAAAGCGGTGTTGCTGTTATCCATGGCAAAACAATCATTCATCTTGAGTCGCTAAGCTTTGTCGATATGTTCGAGTACATAGCGGCGGCGGGTCCAAAAGAAGAAGTATTGATAAAGCTTGAAAACCCAAGCGCGATAAAGCCACTTTTTGGCGCCAAGGTTAAAAACAAACGCGCTGTACGTGAAAAAATTTGCCAGGACGTAGGCAAGTGTAAAGCGACAGGCTCGCTAATACAGCAAGTGCTAGAGAGTCAGGGCTATAAAGTGAAGTTAGTTACACCGCTAAAGGGCTCAGTTAAGCGCATGGCAAAAAGCAGCGACAAATACTTTAACCAGATCACAGGCTGGAAGGGTAGAAGCAACGAAGATAAGCGCGATGCCGCTTTGGTGGCGCTTTATGGATGATGAGCCGTTAAAACTAAAAATGACGCAAGAGCAGCATATTTATGGCTGGATGATAAAGCAGGGTTTGATTAAAACGTTTGATTTGTCTTGGCCGTGTTTAACAGCAACGCCCCCAGTTGCGACAGATGAAGAGCTAGCAGCACATAGAGAAGTTACCGCTATATTTAAACGTATGGGAGTGAGATAATATGCAACCAATAAAGCTACTTGCAAAGCTTACAACTAAAACGCTAAATCTCACTGGTACGTTTGGTGGTGGTGGGCAAGACGTTATTGATTGGCGGACGGCGGCACATGCTTTAGCAGGTTTACCGCAGTGCCAAACCAATTGGGCTTACTTTCGCTATGCGGGTGAGGAAACAAGACTTAATCGTGTTGTACGCTCGCTAACTATGCATGCAACGCTTTTTATCAAGATACGGCAGTACAAGATAAAGCCAGACACATTAAACGGCCTGGTAATGTCAGCAGTGTATGAGCACGTTCAGCCGGTATGTGGTGAATGTGATGGGAGCGGCTTAGCACCGGGGCAAAAGGCTACTAACTTAGAAGCTGATATATGCGTTAAGTGCCACGGACGAGGACGCAAGCCAATATCAAACCGCAGTCGATGTAAAATTATCGGTATCGGACATAAAAGCTATACCAGCGCACACGATGAAGTAACAAAGGAGTTGCTTAGGCTTATAGCTGAGTGGGAGCGCGATATATTTAAAAATATACACGTAAAAATGGGTGACGTAGCATGATAACAGCCGCCGAACTTGCAAACGCAACCACACGACTGCCAGACCCCGAAACGTTTAGATATAACAGCATTCAAATAATGCTTCATAACGTGCTTGAGCCAGCAGCAAGCTACAAGGGCAAAACCACTTGCTTAGAGCAAAGCACTGTAACGTTTGTTAAGCGCAGTATATTCGGCATTGATACGTGGATTGTAGAAAGCATGGATATAAACAACGCACACAGATAAGTATATTTAAAGCAAGAGCGAGATAAGCATGAATAAGATAACAATAAACGGCAATATTATGAGAGGCCGATAGCATGCTAATAAAGCCCAACAGGATACTAACAGCGATAATGATTAAGTATCCAATACTCATAGACAAGTAACTAACGGAACATTAAAGAACAAAACGGAACAACACCGGAACAAAATAGCGCTCTTAATTAAATTAAGGGCGTTTTTTATTGTCTAAAGCAAAGTTTTAGCGGAACAACGCGGAACAAATGGCGGAACAATTGAAAATGTAAGTTGTTGATATTTAATTGATGTTCGCTTTAAGCGGAACAATTGAAGGGGAAATATAACGATTTGTCCTGTTTATCGAGTCAATGTTCCTTTTTGCGCTATAGAATTTGAAGCGCTGAGAGTAAAAATCAAACATCGCCTTGCAAACCCCCCAAGATTGATATATCTTTTCACATGTTGAAGAAATCCGCTTAGTTTATGACTGAGCGGATTTTTTTTGCTCTATGCTACTTGCTTTGCCCGGTTTAACAGCCGGGCTTTTTTATGCGCGAAACAAAAGGCCCACTATGAAAGCAGGAAAGTTAATCGCACTTGGTTTGTCTGGTGTGCTTGCTGCCGCTGGCGTAACGGTTGCTAATTTTGAGGGCAAAGAGCTGGTTGGTTATGTTGATCCCGTTGGTATTGAAACAACGTGCTACGGCCACACCAAAACAGCACAGGTAGGTAAGCGATACTCAGAAGATGAATGCTTAAACTTGTTAGCGCAAGACCTAGCAGAGCATAACAAACAACTAATGAGCGTTGTTGCCGTCCCACTTTCTAGGGGTGAGCACATGGCTTACCTTTCTTTTATTTATAACGTGGGCGCGGGTAACTTTCGCCGCAGCTCATTACTACGTTACTTAAATGAAGGGCAACGCCTGCGCGCTTGCGATGAATTGTCTCGCTGGGTTTATGCAAAAGGACAAAAGTTACCAGGCTTAATTAACCGTAGAGAGCAAGAGCGTAAAATGTGTTTAGAGGGTGTTAACAGTGCTAAAAATGATAACGACACTATTCAGCAGCATTGAAAGAGCATTGATACTCGCGTTATTGCTCGCACTAGCTTACGCAACGTACCAGCTTGCGCAGTCAGAAAGTGATTTAAACGCAGCGCACACAACAATCAAAACAAAAGACGCTCAACTCGAAACGCTATCAATTCAAGCGGAGTACCTATCTCAAAGCGTCAAGCTATCAGAGCAGCAGAACCAAAAACTAATTCGTGAACGTGATTCAATCTCACGCATCAACAGCGAATACGAGCGCAGAATAGAAATAATTACGTCTGAACTCGCAGTAACACAATTTGAAATCGACAGCTTGAGGGAGTCGCACAATGAAACTGTTAAAAAATGGGCTAATAACAGTATTCCTTGTGATGCTATCAGCTTGCTCAAGTACACAAGAACCGCAAACTGTAACTGAGATTATTGTTCAAACTCAGTACAAGTATGTTACGCCACCAAGCGAATATTTATCCCCTTGCGAAGTCAATCAAACAGTCATAGCAGACAATGCGGACTTGCTTAGCTATGCACAACTTTTAGAGGCATTAGTAGACCAATGCAATGAAAACATTAACCGAATCAAACAGTGGGCCAGTGAGAACAATGGATAAATCAACAACAGTTGCTAGTTATACAGCAAGCATTGGCACCGCTGGGGCTGGTTTATTATCGTTAAACTCGATCGCTCTTATTCTTGGCATCGCATTTACTGCGGCTACGTTTTTCATTAATTGGCGCAGTCAACACAAGCGGCATGAGCTAGAGCTACAAAAGCGCGCCGAAGATGCTGAATTTCATCGTGCACGAATGGCAGAGTTATTGAGCGACAAAGAGAGCAGCCCATTCGATAAGCGGGTTGGTGAGGATGGCCGCAGGTGTCAAAATGGAAAGACTTAAACGAGCTTTTCCAAAAGCAGCACGCTGAAACTAAGATTTCGCTGCGGGAATTTTGCGACAGCCACGGTTTAAGCTACAGCACTGCGCGAAAACACATAAAAACATCAAGAAAAGCGCCGCGCAAAGTAGCTAAAGACGAAGGGCAAAAGCTAAAAAGAGCGCCGAACTTTAAACACGGTGGTTATACAAAGTATTTTAAGCAAGGCGTTAATCAGTTAGTTGAAGCAACAACGCTAGAAGATGAGCTTGATTTATGTCGCGCTCGCATTCACATGGTTATGGACTCGATTGAGGGCATCCAAAAGCTATTAGATGATGCGGATACTACAAACGAATCGAAAGTGATGCTTTATGAGTCGTTATTTAAAGCTGAAATGTCACTTGATAGAAATGTCATACGTGCTGAGTCGATAACTAAAACGCTATCAAACATTAAGACCGACTCATTAACACGCGGCAAGTTAGTTGCTGAAACCGCACGTATTACGCAGCAGACCAAAGCACTGGTTAGCGCGACTAAGCGCGGTAAGCATCAGGCAGAAATAGCAGAGCATGAAGCAGCCAAAGCGCGTAAAGAGGCCGGCGGCACTAGTAAGCTTGATGATTTCATTGATAAGCGCACAGGCGGTTTAGATACGGTGGTCAGTCAATAATGCAACCTAAACTCGCTAAATACCCAAAAAGCACGTGGTTAACGCCAGAAGAACGCTTTGAACTAGACGAAGTTGAGCTATTAGAGCGCTGCGAGCCTTACATTGATTGTTGGTGGTGGCGTTTAAACAACTTATACATCATAGCGGACGAGAAAGGTCGCGAAGTGTTGTTTCGTTGTCGTATAGCGCAAACCGTACTTTTTGTAACGATGTGGTTTTTAAACATCATCTTAAAAGCGCGCCAGCTTGGCTTTAGCACAGCAATACAAGTTTTTATCCTAGACCATGCCATGTTTAACGATAACAGGCAGTGTGGAGTAATCGCTCAGGGTAAAGAAGAAGCCAGTGCCATATTTTCATCTAAGATACTTTATCCCTACGAGCGGCTACCAAGTTGGCTTAAAACGGGCAAGCGCTCAGTTAAAAGTAAAACCGGCACTGGCATTAAGTTTAATAATGACTCATGGGTACGCGTTGCCGTTTCTTTTCGCTCGGGAACACTGCAGGTTTTGCATGTATCTGAATACGGCAAAATATGCGCTAACTACCCATTACGAGCAGACGAGGTTCAATCGGGCTCGTTAAATGCGGTCCATGAAGGCTCTTATATTTTTATCGAGTCAACAGCGGAAGGCGCAAGCGGCAATTTCTTTGATATGTCAGTCGATGCAATGGAGCTATTAGCATCCGGCATTGAGCTAGGCTTTCAAGACTTCAAATTTCATTTTTATCCTTGGTTTGAAGATCCCAAGTACGTAGCCGCAGTACCGCCAGGGGGTTTAAAACTATCAAAGGAAAAGGCCAAATACTTCAAGGCCGTTGAAGAAGCAAACGGTGTTGAGCTCACAGACGAGCAAATTAGCTGGTACATAGGCAAAGAGCGCAACCAAAAAGGCAAGATGAAGCAGGAATACCCATCTACACCGATGGAGGCTTTTTTAACGTCAGGCCGTAAAGTGTTTGATAGTGATGATTTAATGCGCGTTGAAGGGCGATGCGTTAAGCCGTTGATTGTTTATGATCTTGAGCCTTACACCGGCAAGCGTAAAAAAATGAACGGTAAAGTTGATTTAAGCGCTAAAGGTGGCGATAAACTGGCCCAATCAACGTTAGGCTATCTACTTATTTGGGAATTACCCGACGAAAACGAAGATTATGCGATCGGTAGCGATGTTGCAGAAGGACTTGAACATGGCGATCGCAGCTCATTAGACGTTGTTGCCAAGTCGGACGGGCGACAAGTGGCGCATTGGTTTGGTCATATAGACCCCAAGCGCTTTGCACACATAAATAAGCATATCGGACTTATGTATAACAAGGCTTATATCGGCGTTGAGCGAAACAATCACGGTCACGCAACACTTCAAGAGCTTGTTGAGATTTACCCAACGAGCCGGATTTACACGGAAGAACACATTGATCGTGAAGATACGGACGAAGAAACGCGCAAGGTAGGCTGGCACACAAGCGCACAATCAAAGCCAATTTTAACGAGTGGCCTTGATGAACTGCTTACTCACGACAAAGACGGCATTGTTTGGCGCGGTACAGTTAGCGAGCTCAATACGTTTGTTTACGACAAAAAAGGCCGCATGGGCGCACAACCAGGCGGCTTTGATGATCAAGTAATGAGCTATGCAATTGCACAAGAGATGCGAGTAAGAATGCCTAAGCGACTAATTAAAGATAATACACCCGCCCCACACAACACTAATCATTGGATGGCAAGATAACAGATGGCTGATCACGTAAAATCAAATAAAGACGGCTTTACGCTAGATAAGCTGTTAACGCTACTAGGCGACATAGATAGTCAGCCGGACTGGCGCACACCTGCAACCAAAGCGTGCGCTTATTATGATGGCGACCAATTAAGTGAAGAAATCAGAAAGGTTTTGCGTGATCGCGGCCAGCCAGAAATAGTACACAATATGATTGGTCCTACTATTGACGGCGTACTTGGCTTAGAAGCGCGTTCACGGTCTGATTTAATGATTGTTGCCGATGATGAAAACGGCGATGAACTAGCAAGCGGGCTAAATGAAAAGTTTAAGGATGCGTGGCGCTTATCACATGCTGATCGTGCTTGTTCAGATGCGTATGCTAGTCAATTGAAAGCGGGCATTGGCTGGGTTGAAGTGACTAAAAACCCTATTCCTTTTGCTGCGCCTTACCGTGTTAAGTTTATTCACCGCCGCGAGGTGTGGTGGGATTGGAACGCACAAGAAGCAGATCGCAGCGATGCACGCTGGATGCTACGTAAAAAATGGATGGACTTAGATGAAGCGCTTGCAACCTTTCCAGATCATAAAGAGATTTTAAAAAACTCAGTCAACTTGTGGGAAGATTTTTACAATACGATTGATAAAGAACATGTAGATGATCATGCTCTTCACTCTGCATGGCACGATAGCCAAAGCTGGAACCGGGGGCAAAGCGAATGGCTAGACCAAACTCGCAACCGCGTATTACTGCAAGTTATTTACTACAAAGTATGGAAACGCGCGCATGTTATTAAAATGAGCGATGGCCGCGTAATTGAATACGATAAAAACAATCAAATTCATCAAGCGGCAGTACAGAGCGGAAAGGTTACTCTTGAATACGCTGCGTTTCCTAATGTTCGTGAAGCGTGGTTTATTGGTCCTCACCGTATTATTGACAGAGCCAGTGAAGCGCCTAATGGCATGTATAACCTAGTGCCGTTTATTGGTTACCAAAAAGACGCAAGCGGTGAACCTTACGGCCTTATTAGTCGAATGGTGCCAGCGCAAGACGGTATTAATGCGCGCGTTATACGTCTTAACTATTTGCTGCAAGCGCGAAGAGTAATAGCCGATGAAGATGCGACGCAGTTAAGTAATGACAGATTAAAAGAAGAAATCGAAAAGCCGGACGGTTACATACCACTCAACCCGGACCGTAAAAGCAAGTTAAAGGCGTCAGATGCGTTAAGCATTCAAAACGATGTAGGCATTGCGGCGCAGCAGTTTAACTTAATGCAAAATGATATGAAGCTTATCCAGGACACTGCCGGCGTTTATAACTCGATGCTAGGCCAGGACAGCAACGCAACAAGTGGTGTAGCTATATCTAACTTGGTTGAGCAAGGTACAACAACACTTGCTGAGTTAAACGATAACTTTCACTTTTCACGTAACCGCGTAGGCGACCTACTACTTGCGTACATTATTGAAGAGTTGAAGCCGCAAAACAATATACAGGTAACCGCTAATCGCAATGACAAAGCTAAGCGCAAGCAGATTGTACTTAACCAACCGAATGAAAGCGGCAAGCGTGATAACGATGTAGCGCGCTGGAAGGGTCACTTAGCATTAGCGCCAGTTAAAGCAACGCCAACGTATCGACAGCAGCAAGCAACACTCCTAAGTAATGTAATGGCACAGATACCGCCAGAAGCACAAGCAGCAACTATGCCTATGTTCGTTGAACTAATGGACCTGCCGAATAAAGAGGAGTTTTTGGCAACGTTACGCCAGGCGTTAAACATTCCTAAGTCTCAAGAAGATATGAGCGAAGAAGAGCTTGCACAAGCACAAGCACAAGCTGAAAAAGCGCAGGCTATGGAGCAACTACAAATGCAAGAAATCCAAGGCAATATGGAAAAGCTTGCACTTGAGCGCGAACAGCTAAAAGTCAAAATACTTGAATTACAGAAGAAAACTGAAACAGAAGAAGTTAAAGACGACAAGTTGATAGCTGAAACTGAAAAGATTTTAAGTGAAGTACGCAGAAGCAATGCTGAAATAGCGGCAATGAAATCAAACGTACAAGCAAACATTCAACAGCAACTAGACGCAATACAGGTGTAGCAATGAAGCAGCTAGAGAGCATAGACCACATACCAGAAGATCACATTGAACAAATACAAGCCATTGCAAAAATGTGTCACGAAGTTAATCAAGCTTACACAGCGGTAATTCGTGAGCCATTAAAGCATTGGCATGAGCTAGAGCAGCCAGAAAAAGACGGTGTTATTGAGCATGTGGCGTTTTTAATTATCAACATTGATGCTGACGCTAAAGCATGGCATGACGCTTGGGTTGCAAAAATGATTGTTGCCGGCTGGAAGTATGGCCCTAAGCGCTCAATAAAAAACAAAACGCATGAGCATCTGAAGCCATTTCATCACTTGCCTGAAAAACAGCAAGTCAAAGATGCGCTATTCCATAGCGTAGTTAAACAAGCCATTCACGCGGGGTAAACATGAACGTACTCAAGCACTGGTTTTTAAAATACATAATGCCAGCGTTTGAGCCGGCTAACGTAGAAAAATCAAATGGCGCGGTACGGCCTGCGTCTCATTTAAAAAATGGTCGGCGAGTAACGGCAATAAGCTGGGGAGGTTTCAATGTAAAGCTCCGCAAACCATACAGATAATAAGGCGAATTAAAATGAGCAATAACTATGTAGAAAGAATGAAAGATGAACACAAGCAGCTTGCAGTGAAAATTAAGGCGCTTAACTCCTTCATTCATGGAAATGAAAAGTTTAAAACGCTCGGTGATATAGAGCAGGCAAGAATGATTAAGCAGGCTGGATTTATGGAAGCCTACGCCGAAACACTGTCAAGCAGAATATGGGCGAATCAATAGGACACAAAGGTACTACGCAGAAATGAAGCCGCTTTGAGAAATCAAGGCGGCTTTTTTGTGCGATGCACAAATTCGCAAGGGCAGCGATACGCCTAAATTTTAATTTTCGTAACCATACGTTAAATGGTCGATGGGGTAATAAAGTGGATGATTTAGACGAAATATTAGCAACTGGTACTGATGAAGAGATTGAGGCAGCACTTGCTGAGCTCGACATTGATGGTGATACATTATTTGGCGATGAAGATGGCGAAAAGCCTGCAGTAGACGCTAAAGAAAAAGCACCAGAACAACCAGCGCAGGACGATAGCGAAACACCAACTAAAACAGACGTAGAAGCGGAGTCGTCAACCAAAGAGGGTGAAGCGCCAGAAGGTTATGTTGAAATTGATGGTAAGTATTACGTAGAAGCAACGGACGTAAGCAGCAAGAACGGGCAACACAGCTTGCCTTATGATGTACTTGCACAAGCGCGTGAGCGTGCCGCAGCAGCCGAAGCTGAACGTGAAGCACTAGCCAGAGAAAAAGCAGAACTTGAAAGTCAGTTTGAGGAAACCAAACGTGTAGCAGAGTTACACAGCAGCCAGTTAAAAGAGGCTGGAATGGACCCGCGCAAACTGCCAGGCGAAATGCTAAAAGATCCTGAGCTAATGGAGCGTATTAAAGACGAATATCCAGAGCTAGGTGAGTTAGTTAGCGAATTAGCTAATCAAATTCAACAATATGGCAGCAACAACCAGAGCCAACCGCAATCGGCACCGACTCAAAACGAGGTGCAAGACGCGTTTGCTAACTCACAGCATTTAAAGCAGTGGCAGCAAAACGATGTTGATAAGTGGGATATGGCAAAGGTTATTGATGACAAGCTCGCAAAAGACCCATCGTTTGCAAACAAATCTGTAGCAGAGCGATTTAAAGAAGTTGAAAAGCGCGTACAAAGCGCCTTTGGTGAACAGCACAAGCCTAAGCCAAGCAACGCAAACTCTGCACCAATCCCAAATACCCCCACTGACGTAGGCACACAAGCCAGCGATATGAGCGCTAACGCAAACTTACTGGACAAAGATGCTGCGACTATCACAGCAGAAATGGAAGGTATGACCGAAGCGCAAATTGAAGCGATGCTTGAAAGCGCGTCAGATTTTCTCTAGGAAATTAAAATGAGCACAATTACAAAAGCACAAGCGGCTAAAGCGTTTGGCGCTGCCCTGTTTACACATACACGCCGTCAAAATACGTTCGTGAACATGTTAACCGGCTCTGCACCAAAAGCGGCTAAAGCTGATATGGCCCACGGAAAAAAGCAAACTGAAAAGGGCGCGCCAGTGGTTATGATCAACGACTTGCAAAGCCAAGCCGGTGATTCGGTTGAAATGGATTTATTCCACAACCTAAGCGGTTTACCAACAATGGGCGATAAAAAACTGGAAGGCCGTGGCGAAAGCTTGAGCAAAACAGTATTTGAATTGCGTATTGACCAAGGCCGTAAGATGGTTGATAGCGGCGGTAAAATGTCGCAAAAGCGTACTAAGCACAACTTGCTTAGCACAGCTAAAACGTTGCTTGGTAACTACTACAACGACCTTAAAGATGAAGTTGCTATGTATCACCTGGCCGGTGCGCGCGGCTCATTTGCTCCTGATGACATCATCATTCCACTTGAAAACCATGAAGAATTTAAAGAAATCATGGTTAACGATGTGATGGCACCAACGTATGACCGTCACCAGTTTGGCGGTGATGCGACAAGCTTTGAAGCAATTGATGCTGCGGATATTATGACGCTTGAAAAGCTGGACGACTTAGCGCTTATTTTGGAAGAGCAAGCTAATCCAATGAAGCACATTAGCTTTGAAGCTGACCAAATGGCTAACGAGTCGCCATTCTTCTTGTTGTTCGTTAGTCCGCGCCAATGGCGTGACCTTTATGCTTCTGCGACTGATAAAAAGTTACAAGAGCTTCAATCACGCGCTATGAAACGCGGCCAAGGCTTCAATCACCCTGTATTCAAAGGTGACATTATCATGTGGCGCAACATTCTTGTTCGTCAATACCGCAAGCCTGTACGTTTCTATGCTGGCGATACTGTAACGGTATCTAACAACGACAAGTTAGCAACAACAAAACAAGTAACAGCCGGCACTACCATTGACCGCGCTATCTTACTTGGTGGTCAAGCGCTTGCGAATGCTTACGGTAAGTCTGATTCAGGCTCGCACTTCTCTATGTCAACGAAGAAAACCGACCACGATAACGCAAACGAAACAGCTATCGTATGGATGAATGGTTGTAAGAAAGTACGTTTCTCTGACAAAACAGGTCGCGTAAACGATTACGGCACGATGGTAATTGATACGGCTGTATCTCTACAGTAAGCCCTTTATGCCGGAGCTATCCGGCTTTTCATTTTAACTTTTAATAATTGGATAAAATTATGAAAGAAACATTTTATAAAGGTGCCGCCGGTAATCTATCGCTACACCTGGCAACACTTTCGATTGCTGCTTTAGCGGCTAATGCTACAACTATTGCGTCTGAGAGCTTGCCAATCGGCACGCAAATCACTGGCGTTCGTATTATTAACGATGCGCTAGGCGCTGACACTGAGCTAACAGTTCAGGTTGTTGATCATTCAGGTGGTAAAAAGGACTTAACCGCTTTTGATACTGCAAGTGCTGGCAATGCAGGCGCATTTGTTAAGCCTGTATATATTGGCGATGAAGGTCCAAGTGATTTAGTTGTTAAAAATACGGGATCGGCTGCGGCAACCGGCAAAGTTGTACTTCAACTAGAGTACCGCTACAAAGGTTACTAAGCCTTTTCGATACACGTTTAAATCAAGCCTCGCTAATTGCGGGGCTTTTTTATTGGGGAATATCCATGAGCAATACAACGAATATCGTTTACATCGGTAAGAAGCCTTTTAAAAAAGACACCGTATGTAATACCCGCACTATTTTCAAGCAAGGCGAGCCAACGGCTGTACCGTCTGAGCTTGTTCAGCGTTTTTTAGACTTTAACGAAGTTTGGGTTGCTGAAAAAGATGCTAAAGCTTATATCGAGCGCCAAAAACTACGAGAAGAAGAAGCCGAAGCCGCACGCATTGCACGCGAAGAAGCTGAAAAGCAAGAAGCGCTTGATGCAAGCATGTTAATCATCGTTGATGGCGAAGAAATTGACTTAGGCAAGTACAGCTCAAATCAACTTAGTACATTCGTTGAAGCGCACGACTTAACTATTGAAGGTGCTAAAAAGCCAGTGCCAGCATACTGCAAGAAAGTACGTGATGCGTTCCGCGCTTCTGTTGCTGACGAAAATACAGACCAGGGCGAATAATCATGGCGCAATTATCTAGCTTGATCCCGTTAGTTCGTGAGCGCTGCGGGGGCGTTCTTGATCAAATGGCGAAAGACCAGCTAGGTCGCGCCTACCAAAAGTTTTGTTATGAGTCTCGTTTTTTAGCTCGCACTCAAGAAATTGAGAAAGGCCAAAGCGGGGAGCTTAACATTGATGATGATCACGTATTTGTCAGTGTTGATTTTGTTTTAGATGCCAATGGTAGAGAGCTTAAAAGCTCAGATGATTACACCGTGTCACCTAATGGCACCGTTACGGTTATAAACACAACGCCAAAGGTGCGCGTGTTTTACCATATCGCCCCGCAATTCCTACTACCTAATGACTTTGAAGCGGACAGCACCATTGTTAACCGCTGGGCTGATGCGATTGCCGATGGAGCGGCAGCAAATTTATTAATGATACCTAATACCGCATGGACTGATCTGGCAAAGTCTGATTACTACAAGCGCCGTTTTACAGATGGCTACCGCGATGCTTTTAAGGTGGCGGTTAACGCCCTGGATGAGCAAAGACCTTCACAACCAAGAGTGTTTTACTAATGGCTATTGTTACATCAAACGAAATTTTAACGCGAGTAAATAAACTGCTTAACGATCCCGGCTACACACGCTGGCCTAAAGAGGAGCTTTTAAATTACTTAAACGATGCTCAGCGCGCTATTGTATTGCGCCGTCCTGACTCATACACAGCCGATATTGATAACTTTGTGTGCGTAGAAGGCACAAAGCAGTCATTGCCCGCAGATGCTTTAAAGCTCATTGATGTGACTCGCAATGAATCAGGCAAAGCAATACGCGGTCCTTATAACCGCCAAGTGCTCGATGATAACTACGATACGTGGTACGCGGGTAAAACAGCGATAGAAGTAGAGCTTTACATTTATGACGAGCGCAACCCTAAAACATTCTACGTTTATCCTGGTGTTGTTACTGGTATTAATTTAACCCTTGTTTACTCTAAAGCGCCGCCGGCGATTGACGCCGCAGCCAATGAATCAGGCGAAGTAATTGCGCTTGATGATGTATATGTGAACGCGATTATTGAGTGGATTTTATACCGCTCATACATGAAAGATGCTGAATATGCGGCCAACCCTAATAAGAGCCAAATGCACATGAACGCATTTAGAAGTCAGCTAGGCGAAAAAAGCCAAGCAGACGTTGCAATGATGGCGCAAGAGAAGGGGCAGTAAAATGACAGCAAGCGCAGGCGCGTGGTATCGCGTAGGTAAAGTAAACGTAGTTGGTGGTAGCCAATCAGTCGTTGGCGTGGATACAAATTGGCAAAGCGATGTAATTGCTATTGCTATTGGTGATGTTTTCACGCTAGATGCAAAGACCTGGTATGAAGTAATAGCAGTTAATAGTGATACAAGCATTACACTTGATCGTGGCTTTGAGGGCAGCACAGGCCCAGATAAATCATACGCAATTTTACGTAACACTTCCGGCACAATACTTACACGAATTGCGGGCCAAGTGTCAGTTCAATTTAACCAAAAGCAATTGTTCTTAGATGAATTGCGCACTTGGTTAAACTCTAGCAATGCGACAGAAGAATTAACCGACAGCCATGGCTTGAAGCAGTCAATAAAAACACCGCACCAAATGATTGATGATGCAGAGCAGGCCGCCAGCACTGCAAGATCGGAATGGAATGCGGCGCGAGATGCAGTAGAAACTCGCGCTCAAACCGCTTACCGTGAGGCCGTGGAGGCGGCGAGTAGCGGCAAAAACACGGTAAAATATGACGCACAAGGCAACCCTAACATCATGGTGTGGATACCTAAGTTCAACAGCGAGGACGTTAACGCTGCAATTCTAGCGCGCCACGGTGTTGATTTACAGCTAGGAACAGGCGTGTTTCCTGCGTTTATTAAAAACGGTGTGCAAATGCGTGGTTTTTGGTATGCAAAATACATTGCCAGCGCTGGCGAGAATGGTGGATGCAGCGTTGTTGCAGGCGTGCAGCCCCGCACGTCAGTTAATTACGACACCGCAAAATCACTGTGCACAAACAAAGGCACAGGCTGGCATTTATCTGCAAATATTGAATGGCTTGCGGTGGCATTTTATGGCCTTGCATTTGGCGAGCAACCACGCGGCGATACAAACTACGGACGCGCACACGATGCAAAGCACGAAGTTGCAACCCGCGCATCGGCAGCTCATGCGCCTGGCGACACTGGTCATTCAGCATCGAGCTACACAGGCACAGGCCCTGCAACGTGGAGCCACGACGGCACGCAATTTGGCGTATTCGATATGGTTGGTAACGTGTGGGAGTGGCAAGATCAGCTCAAACTGCAAGAAGGCCAGATATTTGCACCGATTGATAATAACCCTGACATGCTTGAAGGGGACTGGCCAGCCCACGAATGCTATTTTGATTCAAGCGGTGCAACCAGTGGAAGCGTTATTTTAAATAGCATGATTGAGAATCGACTAGGCACGCTGGGTGATAGTCAAAACTCTGGAAATACAAACTCAAACACTTGGCGTACTACAAGCAAAGACCCGTCTTACGTTGAAAACCTGCTAATGCGACAAATGGGTATTGAGCCGCCAACCGGCGCTATTTTAAATGGTAGCATCTACAGTCGAAATTTTGGGGAGCGTTTGCCGTCTCGCGGTGGCGCTTGGTACAACACGTCCGGTGCTGGGCTTGGAGCACTCCTCTTCCACCTCTCGCGCACGGCTGCGAGCAGCATTATTGGTTTCCGTCCAGCTTTATTTGAGTCTTGAATTTAGCAACTTTGAACGCTGCGCGATAGCGCAGCACAATCAACTTCACTTTTAAGATTAGGTAAATGTACGCATTATCAATAGAAGAAAAAACACGAGAAATGATGGTTTACGGCTATTTAGCATTAAAGCAATTCCCAAAGCACGAAACGCACGTTATGGGCGCAGAAATACGCCGCAGCATGCTTGCACTGCAGCGCCTTATTATTACTGCATTTAAGCGATACCACAAAAAGACCACGTTAACCGATATGGATATAGAACTAACCATGCTCAAAAGAATGATACGCACAGCCAAGGATATGCGCTACCTAGACACTAAAAAATATAAAATATGGAGCGAAAAGCTCATTGAAATAGGCAAGATGCTTGGTGGGTGGGTAAAATCTGTTAAGATGAAAAACAAGGATGCAGCATTATGATTACGCGGGAGCGTATGCCGTATCGCGGTGGCAATTGGAACAACACGTCCAATGCTGGGCTTGGAGCACTCAACTTCAACAACTCGCGCACGAATGCGAACAGCAATATTGGTTTCCGTCCAGCTCTTGATAACGCCAGAAGTACCGACCTCACGGGGCTGTGCCAGTGCAACCTTGAAAAGGATGCTGCAACCTCAGCGCTTGCTGAAACACTGAACAAGCCGGTTGATGCGTCAACCGGCTGCACTTTTAGTTTAATAGTCAGCTATGAGAATATATTAAACTCAGCGTACCAGTGCAGAAAAGGCAAGGCAAACTCACCGGCAACCCTCAATTTTTTTAACAACCTCGAAGAAAACGTTATCAACCTATATAACGAACTAAACTGGGGAACGTATGAGCTATCGAACTACCACCATTTCTATGTATTTGAACCCAAGCGCCGGCTAATATCAGCGCCCAACTTTCGCGATCGTGTTGTGCATCGCGCCATCTTTAATGTTATAGAGCCACTATTCGATAAAACATTTATTCATCACTCATATGCGTGCCGAAACAACAAAGGCGCGCACAGAGGGGCCGATGTGGCGCAAAGGCAAATTCAACAAATAGAGCGCAAGCATGGAGTGGCCTACGCGCTAAAAGCGGATATAAGCAAATACTTCTCAAGCGTTGATCATGCAATATTAAAGCGACTATTGAGCAATAAAATAAAATGCGAAATGACATTAACGTTACTGCATTACATTATTGACGCAAGCCCAAGTGACAGCCCAGGCGTTGGTATGCCGCTGGGTAATCTAACGAGTCAAATATTTGCCAACGTGTACCTTCATGAGCTGGACTGGTATGTAAAACACACGCTAAAAGCAAAAAACTATACGCGTTATATGGATGATTTTGTAATTATTCATCAAAATAAAAACTACTTACACACCCAGCGCATAGCGATACAAAATTTTTTACAGCAGCATTTAAAACTAAAAACCAACAGCAAAACACAAGTTTTTCCAATCGCCAAAAAAGGCGGTCGTGCGCTCGATTTTTTAGGCTATAGAATTTACTCAACCCACCGCCTGTTACGCAAAAGCAGTGTAAAAAGCATAAAGCGAAAGCTAAAAATTTTTCATATAAAGTACGAGCTTGGGCAGGTAAATTTACCCGAAATAAATCAATCCGTACAGTCATGGATAGGCCATGCAAGTCACGCAAATAGTTATAACCTGCGCAAAAAGCTACTTAACCAATCATTTAAAAGAGGCGACTATGTTTAAATATTTACATAATGGTGAGTATCACACAGATACAAGCACTGAATACATGAGCAAATTAGGTTTAGATGGCGACGCGATCGAAGCCGTTCTGAGTCAAAAAGCATACGAAGAATCGCAAGAGCCGCCGCATGTAGCGTCATTTAAAGCTAAGCGCCAGGCGTCGATAGATGCTGCAACAGTCGTTATCGCATCGGGCAAGTCGTTTGATGCAAACGAGCGCAGCATTATACGCCTTGGAAACGCAGTTATTAAGATAATGGATAAGCCCGACAGTCATATAGTGCCATGGTCTACGGCTGACGTAGATACCGGTGTAATGATTGAGTGCACCAAAGCCGAAATAGTAGAGGCGCATGAGCTTGCAACAGATAATTTTGCAGCAATGTGGGCAATATCAAATGCTAATTATTGATTTTTTAGCAAAGCCGTTTGACGGGGACAGCCACTGCAAGCGCGCACAAATGGGAAAGCAAAGTAATTAAACTCAGATAACCCGCCCCAAAGCAGCAATTAAACATTTAATCTAACTATAAGCGAATACTATGCCTGCCATATCCGTTAAAACATTTGCCGGTGAACGGCCTAAAGTTGATCCGCGCTTGCTACCTAACGAATCAGCCGCTAGATCCTATGGCTGCCACTTTGACAATGGCAACTTATCACCTTTAAAGCGTCCGGCACTTACCGGCGATACCGTTATCTCTGATGCAAAAACCATTTACAAGCACTTAAATGAGCATTGGTTTTCATGGAATAAAGTTGTTAACGCGGTGGCGAGTCCTGTAGCAGATGATCCATGGCAACGTGTTTACTTTACTGGCGACGGCTACCCGAAGGTAACGAACAACGCGATTTTTAGCGGTTCCATCATGCCAGCTAGCGCCTATCGGCTGGGCGTACAATCGCCAGAAGTGCCGATAATCGCTATTGTTAACGATGCGGCTACCGATGAAGTTGATCCAAATGATGATGAAACGCGTTATTACACGCACACGTTTGTCACTGAACAGGGTGAAGAAGGCCCGCCGGGAGAAGCATCTCAGCGTATTGATATTAGATACCCCGATGAAGAAGGTACGCATGTAAAGCTATCGTTTTCACCGCCTAACGTGAACGCGTCGAATATCACGCACCGACGAATCTACCGAACAGCAACCGGCGGCGGCATAGCTGATTACCTGTTTGTTGCTGAAATCCCTATTTCTCAAAATCAATTTGTTGATGATATTCCAACGGACGAGCTAGGCTCATCACTTGATACTTACGATTATGAAATGCCAAACGAAAACATGATTGGCTTAACGTCAATGGCTAACGGGATACTTGCGGGCTTTTTTGATAGTACCGTTTGCTTTAGTGAATCCTACCTACCATATGCCTGGCCTACCGGTTACCAGCTAACAACCGAACATAAAATAGTAACGTGTGCAGCACTTGGCAATACACTGGCGGTACTCACAGAGGGCTACCCGTATTTATTTAGTGGCATTAACCCAGACTCAATGGCTGGGCAAAAGCTTGAATCTAATCAGTCGTGCACCAGCGCGCGATCAGCGGTTATTGTTAACGGCTCACTTATTTACGCAAGTCCTGATGGTTTAATAGGTCTTAACGGTGGTGGGCTATCCATGCTTACCGGGCAAATAATTACTCGCGAGCAGTGGCAGGAATATGAGCCAAGCACGATTGAAGCGTACCACCAGGAAGGGCGTTACCTGGCTTTTTACGGTGCCAATTTAGATAAGGCATTTATATTTGATCCTACGAATGGCGATTTTAGGCATTTTACAGCGACGGCCAATTGCGGCTTTAATAGCTTGGTTGATGATGCGCTTTACATTTGCCAAGGTAAAAACCTTAGCAAGTGGGAGGCTGGACCCGAAGTTATGAGCTACGAATGGAAGTCTAAGGCGTTTATAGCTAACGATCTAAGCTTTGCATGTGCAATGGTGAAAGGCGTAGACACGGAGCTTTCAGGGCTGCGCATTTACGCTGATGAAGTTGAAGTATTGCATTTAGCGCCAGGGCAAATACCTAAATCAGCATTTAGGTTGCCTAACACGCGCGGTAATTCATGGTCCTTTGAGGTTTATGGGCAAGCGACCATTCACAGTATATCTATTGCAACGACTATGAGAGAGGTAGCAGCCTAATGGCAAAATTAAAAAAAGGCATGTTCCCAGGCATAGTAAGAAAAGGCCGACAAGATCCCACCAGTAGCGCTATTACCGAAAACATAGAAATATTAACAGGCCAACGCGGCAACAACCGAGCTTTATTATTAAGTGACCTTGTTGACCTGGATGATATGAAACGAAAAGCGCTGATTAATAACGCGGGCGGCGGGACGAATGATGGTGGGTTGCCAATTACAACAGGCGGCATAGAAAGGCCACACGCGCCTGTCAATCTAACCGCCGTAGGTGGATTTACATTTATTGCTGTGAGCTGGGATCACCCTACTTACAGAGGCCATGCTTATGCTGAAATATGGCGCAGTGAAACAGATTCATTTGGCAGTGCAACGCTTATAGCAACCGAAGTGGCGGACGTATTTAGCGACTCGGTAAACATGGGTGCTGAGTTTTACTATTGGGTGCGCTTTGTAAACATTGCCGATATGAAAGGGCCAACACAAGGCGCAGCAGGTGTTTTTGCAGAAACGCAGCAATCAGCAGAGCTTATACTCAATGAAATTGGCGGACAGATCGAAAAGTCGCACCTTGGTACTTTTTTAACGTCTGAAATTAGCAAGATCCCTGCGCTCGATTTTTTAGTTGGCGACATAGCCGATTTAGAAATCCCCGCACTAAAAGTAAAAGTTGATGACTACGGCATAGATATTGACTCGTTAAGAGAGGACGTTGATAAAAACTTAGTTGAGATCCCTTTAATCAAAGAGAGCGTTGATCAAACGCTTATTGATATACCTGATATTCAGCAGCAGATCGCCGTATTTAATGACGACATACCAGAGTTGCGTCAAAACTTAATTGACCTTACAGGTGAAACGAGTGAAGCAAAGCAAACCGCCGATACTGCTAAAGCCAGAGTTGAGGCCGTTGAAATTAGCAGCGATTCACTGGCGAGACAATTAATTGAAAGCGCATCTATAAATGATACTAACTGGCAGTCTAATACAACCAAGCTATATGAATTTGAATCATCACTTAAAGACGTTAACGCACGCATAGAAGCTGAGTTCTTAACAAAATCAGAAGCAAACGAAGCGATAGCGGCAGCTGCGGAAACTATCAGGGTTGAAATAGAAGCGACTGGCTTGGCGTTGTCGAGTGATATTGAAAGCACTTACTATACGAAAGCAACCACAGATCAAGCCATAGCCGAAGCTACGCAATTAATTAAATCGCAAATAGAGGACGCTGACGGCGATAGCATTGGGGCGTTATTACAGTCACAGCACTACACAAAAGTAGAAACGGACACCGCGATAAGTTTTTCAGCAGAGCAGTTAAAATCTGAGATAGAGAACCCTACAGGCGGCAGTTTAGGGGCGTTGATACATAGTGATTACTACACCAGCGTTGAAACTAATAATGCAATCGCAGCGTATGGCGTGCAGCTAAAAAGTGACATTGAAAACCCTAACGGCGATAGCATTGGCGCTACGCTTCAAACGAATTATTACACATCATCACAAGTCGATAATGCGCTTAGCCAAGCGGTAACAAATTTAAGTTCAGTTATTGAGGCAGGTGATAACGATGCAAAGGGCGAGATAACAGCGTTACTTGATGAAAGCTATTACACAAGCGCACAAGCAGATAATGCGATTAGCCAAGCCACTACACAGCTCAACTCGCAAATAGAAACCACTATCGAGCAATTAGACAGTGACCTTTCTAATGATATTGAGCAGCGTATAAACACTGTTAATTCAACGCTTACAAGTGATTACTACACTAGCGCGGATACTGACCAGGCTATAGCCGTTGCTTCACAGTTTTTAAAATCACAAATAGAAAATCCGCAGGGTACAAGCTTAGGCGCGACTTTATTTAACGACTACTCAACCACGGTAGATACTGAAAAAGCGATTGCCCGCGCTGTATTTGAGTTAAACAGTCAATTTGATCCATTGGCCGAGTCAGTCATTGAAAACGCGTTGGCAAACGATATAGCGAACGAACGCCAGCAAGTTATCACTGCGAACATACTACGAACACAAGAAGCTATCACGGATGAATCAAACGCGTTAGCGCAATCGCTGTCGCTTATTGAAACGCAATTTAATGACAGCAGCGCGCGCATTACCGCGCTTGATAAAGCGGTATCTAATAGTATTTCGTCAAGTGCTGAGAAAATATTTCAGCTAGATAGTAAGGTCGAAAGTAATAAAACTTACTTAGAGGTAAATTATCTTACAAAGGTTGATACGCAAAGCGCCATAAGTGAAGCAACCACCAGTTTAAAATCTGAGGTAGAGAGCGGTTTTCAATCGGTACTAACAAATGATTACTACACCAGTGCGGATACTGACAGCGCAATAACACAAGCAAGCACGCAGCTACAATCTAGCATTGAAGGTGTGAGTGCTGATCTACACACTAACTTTTACACGACTACCGAGACAGATAGCGCTATTAGCCAGGCAACACAATTGCTAAAGGCAACAATAGAAGATCCTGATGGCAATAGTGTTGGCGCAATACTCTTTAATGATTACTCGACTAAAGCGGACGTAAACCAATCAATCAGTGAAGCAACCACGCAATTAAATTCAAACATTGACGAGGCCAAAGCTGATATATACGAAAACGTTTATACCAAAGCGCAAGCCGATAGTGCGATCAGTCAAGAAACCACCGCGTTAAAGTCTGTTATTGATGGTGAAATTGGTGAAGTGACAGCAGATTTACAAAATAACTATTTTACTAAATCTGCGACAGATACGGCAATTAGCCAAGCAACGCAATTGCTGAAATCTGAAATCGAGGATGCGCAAGGTAGCAGCATTGGCGCAGTGCTATTTAATGATTACTCGACTACAACGCAAGTAGAAGAAGCAATAGCGCAGGCCACTACACAGCTAAATGCCAATATTGACGATCTAAAATCTGATGTATATGAAAACGTTTACACAAAAGCGAATACAGACAGCGCTATAGCGGGCAGTGTTACCGCGCTTAAAACAGAGCTTTTGCAAGCGATAGATGATGGTGATGCCAATGCGTTGCAAACTATTACCGCCGATCTTCAAACAAATTACTACACGCAAACCGAAGCGGACAGCGCAATTAGTAATGCGACAACCTTATTAAAAGCGGCCATAGAAGATCCGAGCGGCGATAGCCTTGGCGCAACGCTGTTTAATGCCTACTACACCAAAGCGAATACAGATAGCGCCATAAGCGAAGCTGTAAACGCAATGCAAGCAACCATTGAAGATCCTAACGGTTCAAGCATTGGCGCTGATTTACAGCAAAATTATTCAACCACAGCAGAGACTGGGCTTGCAATATCACAGGCAACGCAACAACTAAAATCAGCGATTGAAGATCCCGAAGGCGATAGCTTAGCAGCTGACATATATCAAAACTTTTCAACGAAAACCGACACTGAATCAGCGATAAGCACTGCTACCACCGCTTTAAAGTCAACTATTGATAGCGATATTACAGATGGTGATCAAGGCGTTAAAGATGAAATAAACGCAGACCTACAGGTAAACTACTCGACGACGGCAGAAACAAACACAGCAATAAGCCAGGCAGCCACCGCACTAAAAAGTGAAATTGAAGATCCTGAGGGTGGCAGCATTGGCGCAACCTTGTTTAACGATTTTCAAACTAAAGCGGACGCAGAAGAAGCAACCGCAAGCTCTAGCCAGCAGTTGCGAGCAGAGTTTATGCCAAGCGCACAAGCGATTATTGAAAACGCGTTAGCGAATGACTTAGAAGGTGAGAGAAGGACTTTTGCAGAAGCGGACTTGATATTAAACCAGCGCGTGTTAGCCAACGAGCAAACAGCATTGGCAGAAAGTGTTTTTGCTTTAAATGCGTCAATTGATGAAAGCAAAGCAGGTTTATACCAACTGCAAACCACTTTTGCCACCAAAACGCAGGCAACCGCTCAAGACTTATTAAAGCTTGATAGTGACGTTGGCAATGTAAAAGCCGACCTAGTAAATAATTACTTTACGAGCGCCAAGGTAAACGAGGCTATTGCTAGTGCTGATACTGCTTTACGTGCGGCTATAGAAGATCCAAGTGGTGATAGTATTGGTGCTGATTTGCAAACCAATTATTACACTAAAGCGGCAGCAGATAGTGCGATCAGCTCAGCAACTACGCAATTGAAAAGCGCCATCGAGGATCCTAACGGTGATAGTGTTGGTGCGGATTTATACGTTAATTACTCAACCACAGCAGAAGTAAACCAGGCAATTAGCTCTGCAAGAACGGCGTTACAATCGAATATTGATGGCAACAAATCTCAGCTTGAAACGAATTACTACACCAAAACCGATACAGATAGCGCTATAAGCTCAGCTGTAACAACTCTAGGATCTGAGCTTGATACTGAATTAAGCAATGTAAACTCATTACTTCAAACTAACTATTACACAAAGACGCAAGCCGATAGCGCGATAAGTTCAGCAACTACGCAGCTAAAAAGTACCATTGAAGATCCGAACGGCTCAAGCATAGGTGCTGATTTATACAATAACTTTTACACCAAAACAGATGCGGACGGCGCAATAAGTAGCGCAAATCAGATACTAAAGGCCACCATTGAGGATGCAAACGGTAATAGTGTGGGCGCTAGTCTGCAAACTCTGAGCCAAACAGTTGCATCTAACGAGGGGGACTTCTCAGCCTTGTGGGGTGTAAAGACCAGCGTTAACGGCCTGCAATCAAGTGTTGGCTTGGTGAATGATGGTGTTGAGCCTATATTCGCAGTTAAAGGCGCTAAGCTTGCCGTTATAACAGATCAAGATCCTACTAACTTGACGCCTGTTTTTGCAGTTTCAGGCGGTAAAACGGTTATAAATACGGCGATTATTGACGAGGCATTTATAAAAAGCCTGGTTACTGATGACCTGCTTGCCAATAGGTTGCTTGTTGGCTCAAGACTGACAACGCCGTCAATTAATTACAACCCAAGCAACGGCGCAAGAAGTGGTAATTTTTCGATTGATCCGAACGGTAACATGCTTGCTAAAAGTGCCACGCTTCAATCTGTAACCATTAAAGACAACAACGGCAACGTTGTAATGTCATCGACCGGCGCAATACCGTCCTCTAAAGTTACAGGGCTAGGAAACTTAGCCTCTAAAGACTCACTTGCATATGACAGCATAACGGGCAAGCCTTCACTTGGCCCATTTGCAGGACTTAGTAAAATCTTGAGTTCGAATGTGACTACGTATATTGCTAACGGCGCTATTGGCTCTGCTCAAATAAACCAAGCTTACATAAACCAATTGTTCGGCCAAAATGCGAGCTTTTACGGTACTGTATATGCAGAAAACCTGGAGGGCGATGTTTACGACTCGATAATTAAGTCGCCATCGCCTGTTAACTCTGGCAGCAGCAATGGCGAGCTTGTTAGTTTTACAGTGGCCGCATTGCCATTTGCTCGTTATGTTGTTATCTCAGGGATTAGGGTTTCAGATTGGGGCGGGATGAATAGCAGATTTAAGTCAGTTAGCCTATATGCTAGCCACACATCTTCAATTATTCAAAACCATACAACATATGGAGAAGGGCTGATCCCTAGCTTTACTACGACCATTCCAGCAAATACAGCGCGAACATATTATATTCGCCTTGGCGCAGGGAACCAGGGTGCTGCATCTGGCCCCGTGAGATTTGAGGCGTTTAAAGCCGGCTCTACAATATCATAATGGATAAACCCCCCAATATAGGTTAGTATTTCTACATAATGGAAAAGTCTTATCTGCAATGCGTATCATGGGATAAACACCGTGATCGGCTTAAAGAGCCAATAACTCGAATAGGTAATATTGCAAACGACCCACACCTATACCAAGAAATCGACAAAGCCTGCTCAAACGAGTGGGCTTTTTTGTTTTTGGTGCCAGATGGCTTTTTTATTTTGCGGCCTCGTCATATTGAAAGCAAAACCTTTATCGAGATAACAGTAGCGTCATGCCACGGCGGGAATGCTACGCAGCGTTACCTGCATCACATCATTAGACTTGCTAAATGCGGCAAGGCTCAATTTATCGAATTTGCAACCGCTAGACGCGGGTTTAACAAAGTAGCTCCCTCGCATGGCTGGGCTCACGCTGGCGTGCGTGATGGTTTAACCGTGTGGCGACACTTTTTAGGGGATTAAGATTCATGGGTAAGTCCAACGAAGTCAAAGAAACATCGTACGAAAAAGAGCTAGCAAAAGTATATGCCGAGGAATGGGGCTACTACCAAGACAGCATTGTACCGTTTGAAAACATGGTTATTGACGATGCCAAGCAAGCCAATGACGCAAGCGTTTACGATGACATAGCCGAGAGCACCAATATTGGTTATAAAAAATCGTTTTCAGAAGCCAGCAACAATACACTTTCAAACATGGAAGCGAACGGCATAAACCCAAACAGCGGCAAGTTTAAAAGTGTTGTTGGCAACATGGCTGACAATGAAGCGACAGTAACAAGCGATGCAAAATCACGCTCACAGGTTGCAGGGCAGGAGCGTTACGCTGGCAAGATGAGTAATGTAATGGCTATGGGGCAAGGGCAGTCACAAGAAGCAACAGCAACGCTTAGTGATATAGCCGTCAGCTCGCAACGAAAAGCCATTAACGATGCTAGCAACAGCAGAAAAAATACTGACTCAGTTTTAGGCGCAGCTGGTGCGCTTGCTGGCGCGGCTGGAAGTTACTACAAAAACTTGCCAGAAGTTGATGTTAATGATGCAAGCATTATTGCTGGCACACCTTCCAATTACAATGGCGACCAACCAGCTTAGGGGGATATATGGACGATGATTTTGAATACGACATTTACGATGTTGATACCACCAATATCAGAACAGCCAGTTATAAAGACGCATTAGCGGATCTAACTCGCCAGCAATTTGAAGATTATAAAACGCGCTTTTTACCGGTACAGGAAGAATTGTTTGGCTTAGCGACTAGCGACAAGCTTTTAAATGAGCAAATGGCCCGTAATGAAACAAATATAAATACCTCTTTCAATCAGTCCAAGGTAGCTGAATCTCAGCGCTTAGGTCGATACGGTTTAACACCGGACGAAACAAAGCAAAGCAGCGCCAATACAGGCTTATTAAAAAGCCTTACAACGGCCTCTGTAAACAACGAAACACGCGAGTCAGTAGATGACTTACAAAATTCAATACTAACGGGGCAAGGCGGTGCGCCTAAATCCCTAGCTGATATAGGTGGTAAATAATGGCTTATTCAATCATGCAAGCTGGCCAGAGTACCAAAAACAAGGCTACTGGCTCACTTAAAACATTGTCGGATATGGAACAAAATCGCGATATGACCAATGAAAACCTAAAGCAACAAAAGAAGTCAGCACAAATTAGCGCTGCCGGAACAGGTGCTATGGCAGGAGCTATGGCAGGAGCGCAAGCTGGTTCAGTTGGCGGTCCGTGGGGCGCAGCAATTGGCGCAGCAATTGGCTTAGCTGCGGGTTCACTTTAAGGGGTAATGTATGGCAGGCGCATTTGTAGACGGTGCATTGAAAGGCTTTGAAATGATGGAGCGTTATCAATCAAACCAAGATAATAAAGCCCGGTTAGCTGATATGGATAAGCGAAATGAGCAACGCTATCAAGATGGTTTAGATCGACAAGCGCAGTTAGATAAAGAACGAAAAGACAATCGCGAGCAGGACGTTACTTATCGTAAAGATCAGGCTAAAGCAACCGCGGATTACCGCAAAAGCACGCTTGAAGCGAACCAGCTGCAAAGAACGTGGCAGCAAAACTACCAAACACAGCAAGCGAATTGGAAAAAAGACCAGCCAGCAATAGCAATGGCGTGGCAAACATACAGAGATACGGGGACTATACCGAAAGAACTAGAAGAAGTAATGCAGCGTAACAAGGCTATGGACCCTCGCACGTACACGAAGCCTGAAGTCAGAGAAAACATAAAAATGTTTGACTCATTCCTTGGTGACGTGGCGAAGACTGGGAAAATTTCAGAAATGAACTCACCAAGAGCATTGGAGCTAACAAACGCTGCTTTTTCCGACAAGCTAAATTCAACCATTGGACAGTACGACGAGAGTGTTAAGTCAAAGGTGGCAAATAATAGAATTGTTAACTATGTGCCGCTGAGTGAACCAGGCGAGCCAGTAAGGTTTGGTTTTGAGTTAGAGATTACTTATGAAAATGGCATGAAAGAAAGAAAGTCTATGACAAAAGGCAGAACATCTGAACCTGATGATCCAGTAATGACCTATACGCCCAAAGAGCTTTTTGCCACTATAAAAACTCGCGCAATGATGGCCGATATGATGGAGCGCCCTGAGTATTGGGATAAAATGGGTGCGCAGATAGGCGCGCAGATAGGCGCGCGATTTGGTGGAAAGGGCGGAGAGTCTAAAGCTGACTACCAGAAAAAGCTTGGCGCACTTCAGGATGATATGACCAAAGCATTTGCAAAAATACAGTCTGATAGCAGTTTAGGCGCAAGCGATGAAGAAAGACAGCAAGCCGTAGAGCGAGTGAAAAACATATACCTACAAAGAATAGACCAGCTCAACAAGGCTTACGGCATTAAAAGCGAAGGTGAGCAAAAAGGAGATGAGCCCAAAGCAGGCGAGGCAAGCGGCAATAATGGCAACGCGGAAAGAGCAAAGGTAAAAGAAGATCTCGCAAACTCAATTTTGAATGGAACATCAAGCGGCACTCCGGCACCCTCTAGCAATTCTAACAGTAAGCTAGCTGAGCCGGGGTTTTTTAACGGCCTTAGAGATGGTATCGGCGGCAAATATAAGAACGAAGCAAAGCCAATTGATTATTCGGATATGTCTCACCTAGACAGCGTATTAACGCAGACAGGCCAAACCCTTGGCTCGGTGCCTGGCACGCTTGGCGATATTGGCGAGTATATAGGCGATGAAGCTATTTCGCCTGCGCTAGACTGGCTAACCAAAAAACCTTCTGAGAAAAAATAAAGAGAACGAAATGGCCTATAATTATTTTGAAAAATCACCCGTAGAAGCAGCCCCGACAATTGAAAAGGAAAGTCAAAACACGACCCTTAACGATGGGCTTGCCGGTGATGTTGCAGACTCATTCCAAGCTGGGGCGCTTAGCGGTATGGGCGGCATGTTTGACTTTGTTGGCGCGGAGGGGGTGGCTAAGTCGCTTTATGCTTGGTCGGATGACCAGCAAAAAACAATGTCAGAAAGCGGTAGAGAGTCACTAAACAAACAATTCATAACCGAAGATGCTAATGGCGATATGGCTATTGGTGAGGGTATGAAGGATATTGATACGTGGATCTTAACAATGGCCAATGTTGCAGGCCAATTCGCAGGAACAGTGGTTCCAGGTGGCGCAGCAGCAAGAGCAGTAACAAAGGTGGCGAGCTTAGGCAGTAAAGGGAGCAAGGTTGCAGGCGCTATAGGCATGGGCGCTACAGGTGGCGCGGCTGGCACTGGTCAAGGCATGGAGCAAGCAAGGCAGGAAATTCAAAACATGCCTGATGATATGCTTGCCGATTCACCAATGTTTGTAGGCGTGCTAAAAGATATACACTCAAAAAACCCAAGCCTTAGCGGTGCTGAAAAATGGGACTTGGCAAAAGATGAAATTGCTAGTCGTGTTGCTCAAGATGTAAGAACAGACCCCAAGGTGTTAGTTGCGAATTTTGCGGCAAGCGCAATAGGCGACCCGATTATAGGCAAGGCGTTAACGGGTGCAAGAATAGCCAAAAGTGGAGCGCTAAAGAGCGCTTTGGCTGGAACTGTAACGGAAGGAACAACAGAGTCTATTCAAGCTGGCGCTCAGCAGTATGGTATAAATGAAGCCTTGCAACCTATTGATAATAGAGATTCAATGAAAGGAGTTGTAGCCGCAGGATTAAATGAAGGCATTGCTGGCGGTGCCTTTGGTGGGGCAGCAGGCGCAATAGGCGGTATTGCCAACCGCAGAGCTGAAAGCTTTAAGGAAAAATCTGAGCAGGTTGTAAAGGATGGTTACGAACAAATGGTTGAAGCTGGAATATCACCAGAAGAAGCTATGGATAAAATTAAATCTCAGCAGTATGAAGCGGCTATAAAAAAAGGATTTAACGAACAAGAAGCGCAAGAAATAGTTTCTAAGACAGTGCGAGATCAATTTGGTATTGATGAAGGGGTAACGAATGAAGCGCGGCAAGTTGAGCAAGCGCAAACAATACCAGAAGATACGCAAACGCCTGTATTTAAAAATGATGATATTGATTACGATGCGCCAACAGCCGCAAGGCAGGCAGGCTTTGATCAAACAGCAAAAGCAGCCGGCCAGTATGGTGATATGCTTACCAGCCCCGCACAGCAATCGTTAAAAGATTTAGAAGCAGGCAACAACGCACCTACTGTAGACGAACGCGTAAAAGCGGCAGCGTTTGACAAGTCACCAACGCCAGAGGATCGCTTTAGTCCTATAAAGTATCAGCACGAAGGCGAGTTGATAAGAGCAGAAGCGCCGAACGCGCCAGGTATTGAAAAAGCCCCTATTGATGGTCAGACAGTACCCGAGCAAGGCAAGCTGCCAACAACTGAGCAAACTAAAAACCGTGAAATGCGCGAGCAAGCACAAGCGGATCTTGAGTCACAGCCTAAAGGCATTGCACAAAAAGATATTATTTTTGGTGAAGATGGCCGACCACAGCAACGCGCAGCAGAGCGTGTAAAACAAGCCGGTAAAGACTCGCAAAATTTATTGCCGCAAAAAGATATTGTGTTTGCCGGTAACGAAAGCGGCGTTAACGTGGCTAAAAATGGTGAAGCATTTAAAACGAAACGCGATGCGCTACTAAGTAAAGAAGCACGCGCAGCACGCAGAGCCGGCCACAAAACAAAAGCGGTTAGTTTTGATAACGGCTTTGGCTGGACGATTAAAGGTGATGACGGCACCAAGCAAGATTCAGAGCAGGCAGCAGCGGAGCAAAGTCCTGAGTCTGATACAGTTGCGCAAAATGAACAGGGTGATCAAGCGCAGCCAGCCCAACAAGAAGGTGAAGCGTTATCGTTAAACGTTGACACGGAAAAAGTGAATAGCGAAGAAAATAAGAATATTGCAGGTGAAATGATTGATGATGAATGGCAATCATTTACCAAGGAGAGCGGCACCAAAAATATACCGCGTTCAGAAATGCCACAAATCAAAGCTGAAAATCGCGGCGCTATGGTTAATTTTATGAAAGCGCGTGATATTGGCAATGAAAAAGATGAGGTGCAAGCAAGCTCATTAAAACCAACACAGCAAGAATTTTCGCCAGCAAAAGTAAAGCAAGCGAAAGAGTTTGAAGGCGGCAGCCGCTCTATACTGGTATCGAATGACAACTATATATTAGACGGGCATCACCAATGGTTAGCCGCACGCGAAAAAGGCGAAACTGTAAAAGTAACCCGCTTAAATGCGCCTATTGAACAGCTAGTGCCATTAGCCAAAGAAATGCCCAGCACCGAAACGCAGGGTAGCCAGACTGTTACGAATGAACAAAACAGTGTTATTCCAGAGCAAAAACTTGAAAATAGTGAACAAGACGCTGTTAATCCTGAACAATCAGCCGAACTACCACCGATACTAAAAGCCACTAAACGCAAATGGTTACAGAGCCAAGCCAAAGAGCAGGGCCTTAAAAAAGGCTCACCTGGCTTTGATGTTGCCATGGCTAAAATAGAAGAAAGTTATGAACCGGCTATTGATAAAGCGCTCGCTGAATCATCGTTTGAAACATATCAAGAGTTTAATAGTGATACGCCAGAAAGCATTAACCGCATGGCGTATAACGAATTGCGTAAAGAGTTTGGCATTGATGATACATTACAAGCAGAAAAACCAGCTCAACAAATACGCGATTCAATATCCGCACCTAAAGATGGAAAGTCCGCACCTAGTACCGCACCTATTACAGAAACAGAAGCCGAGCCAGAAAGCACAGAGCAAAACAACGGCCCTGATATGTTTGGTGATAGCGAGCCCCCTCTATTTAACCAAGATCCTACAGCTCAATCCAACAATCCGGAAATTCCAGATAGTTCAAATCAGCAAATTAAAAAAACAGAGCCGCCTAAGAGCGGTTTTTCTTTGCCTGAAACACTGAATGCGGATGGCATGACCGCCGATGAAATAGAGGCAGTTATCAATAAAACAAAAAACGAATTGGCCAACACAAAAACAGAAGATTGGGGCAATCTGAGAGGACAGGGTAAGCGTACTGGCGGCATGGTTATGGGCGGTATGCGTGATTCATCATTGCAAGGCGAAAAGTCATACTTGAACCCAATAGGTAAGCTTGAGGACGTTAATAAAGCTGACTATGACGATGCTATCGCAACATTTAATGATAATAGCATAGCAAAATCAGCGTATGGCAAAGCGAGAAGCGCGGGCTTTGATCATGATACATCACTACGGTATGGGTTAAGTAAAGTCGCAGATATAGGAATGACATTTTCTGAACTGTTAAAAGTTGCAAAGCAGAAAGATAAAGTGAGCGAGAAGCCTGCCAATAATAAATCAAGCACCAATCAAGCAACGGTCAAGCAAGAGAATATTGATGACTTTGGAGAGAAGCTAGGCGGTGCACGTAAAGATGTTTGGAGTGGCTTTAGTGAAGCCATCCAAGATCAGAAAAGCACGACTGAGTTACCATTAAGCAAAGCATGGCCTGAGCCTAACTACAAAGAGCTTGTAGAAAAAGGAGCTAATGCGGAGTCAGCAGCGCTAATTGCTGCAATGAGAAGTGAAATACCATCAAAGCCAAGAGTGGCTAGAAAAGTTGCAAGATGGGCTGAAAAAGTTAATACGTTAAAGTCATTTGCCGCAGACTTAATGAATGGTGATCGTAACGTAGCAAGCGTTATGCAAAGAATGCGTAATCATAGCTCAAAGCTAGCCGCTGTTGTTGACGCTATACCTTCCATTGCAAAGGCTGATATTGACACCTTGAAAAACGTTGCAGATTACCGAATTTCTTCTGGTAGCTTTTCTATTTTTGGCGGTAAAACATATTCACCTAGTAAAGTGTTTTACTTTATAGAGCGCAATGGTCGCCCTGTTTATGATGGCGCTAGCGAAACATTAAGTGACGTACAGGCACTGCTAACTAAAGTAATCAAAGCCGAACAGACTGACAACGCTAATGCTACAAGTGGCAAAAAAAGCAAAATAAGCGTTTATCGTGATCGTTACACCAAAGATATTTATCTAGGCTGGAAAGGTGCAGGCGGTGTTTTAAAAATAAAGTCATTTGATGATTTAGGTGCAGCCAGAGATTACCTTAAAAATAATCGCGAAGAAGTCGAGCAAACGCTACAGAAAATAAAAGAAACACCTAGTATGCGTAAGCCGGTTAATGCTGAGCGCATAGGACCAGAACGCTATGCTGAAAATGTAACGCCTGATACGTTTGGTGAAACGTTTGGTTTTAGAGGTGTAGAATTTGGTAATTGGGTAGAACAAGCTAAGCGCCAAAAGAATCTAAACCAAGCTTACGATGGATTAATGGATTTAGCTGAAGCATTAGACTTACCACCAAAAGCATTAAGTTTAAACGGTAAGCTAGGGCTCGCATTTGGTGCGCGAGGTAAAGGTGGAAAAAATCCTGCAGCTGCACATTACGAACCAAACAGCGTTGTTATTAACCTTACTAAAAAGGCAGGTTCAGGATCGCTTGCGCATGAGTGGTGGCACGCCTTAGACAACTATTTTGGTAAGCAAAAAACAAAAGGCGAATTTATAACAGAATCGCCGCACTCTATGGGTAGCGATGAAATACGCCCAGAAATGGCAAGTGCATTTAAACATGTAAAAAGTGCTATTGCTCAAAGTGGTTTACCTGAGCGTTCAAGAGAACTTGATACAAGACGGTCTAAAGCATATTGGGCAACACCAGTAGAAATGACGGCGCGTTCATTTGAAACTTACATTATTGATAAGCTTAATCAGCAAGGTATAACTAACGACTACCTTGCTAACGTAGTGGGCAGTGAGGCATGGGCAGCAGCAGAGTCGATGGGTTTTGAGTCTGACAACACCTACCCATACCCCAACAAAGAAGAACAAGAGAAAATAAACCCTGCTTATCAAACATTGTTTGATACTGTTGAAAGCGAAAACACCAGTCAGGGAATACGTTTATTCTCAAAATCTAAAAAGCCAACTAGCGGCAAATCAATCAGCACTGAGCAAGCGCAGCGTATTGCTGATAAGTTTGTTAAAGACTTAAAAGGCGCTAACGGGATCACTGTTAGTATTCTTGATGATACCGCCACAGCAGAAAAACTATGGCGCATGAGCCTTGACGGCGCAACTGTTAAGGGTGCCTATAGCGAAATGTCCAATACTGTTTATGTTATTGCTGAAAACATTGATAGCGAAACAGACTTAAAGCAAACGCTAGCACATGAAACTATCGCGCATGGTGGACTTGATACCGTTATTGGTAAAGAAGCAAAACAAGAATTTATTGATCGTATTAAAAAGACCAAAGGCCGTAAAGCGTTTGAACAGTATTGGAAAGATGCCAATAACGACTATTGGGATATGGACGACAATGTAAAAGCGGAAGAAATTTTTGCACGCTTTGTAGAAAACGAACCAAGCAAAGGCGAAGTTAAATATTGGTGGAACGCATTAAAACGCTTTATTCGTAAGCAGCTAGATAAGCTTGGTGTTGTTTATCGTGAAGATGACGAAGTAACCGCAATGCGTGACATGCTCGAAAGTATAGTTAAAGGATTCAAAGCGCAGCGCGAAACAGCAGAGCAGCAACAAGGCGGTATAGCTTTAAGCTCAAAGAAAAATAAGCCAAGCGACAATGGCGACTCAAACGAAAGCGAGCAATACCGAAAAGATTTAGCTAAGGCGATGCGCTCACTTCGATCTAATCCTCAAATGATCACGCTAGGAAAAACCCCAAAAGTGTTAAGGCTTCTTGGCGCTCCGGACTTATCTTTACAAATATCGAGAGATACCATTAAAAAAGCGACCAACGGCATTAAACACGCTGTTGGCATGGATGTAATTGCAAACCTACCAGAGCATTTATCTGATCCAATAGCTGTTTTCAAATCGAAAACACACGGCAAGGTATTGCTTATTGACGCGGTTGATAATAATAACAATCCGATAATTGCAGCTGTTCACTTCGAGAAAAAAGCAGGACGTAACCTTCAAATTAATAATATAGCGAGTGTGTATGGAAAGGATAACGCGGATAGTGCACTGAAAGGTTTTGAGCTTGAATACTTAAATGAAGGCAAAAACCCTGCTTTGGTACGACTTGTTGGACTCCAATTGTCCAGAAGTGGTTCACCATCACAGGGTCTGAGTAAAAATGTACTTACTAAAGAGGACATTGTCAAGGAAAACCCTGACATAAGCTTCAGCCGCACAGCCAATAACGACACTAGCCCAGCGCCAAACAAAATAGCGGGATCAGTAAAAAAAGCGTTTACCCGCGACCGCTTTGAAAAATCAAGCGTGCCAGAGTGGGAGGCGCTAAACGCACAACTACGCGAAACCGATAAAACAGCAGGCGAAAAAATAAAACGCCAGCTTTCACGCTGGTTTATGCCAGGTGGCAATTTACCTGAAACCGTCCAGCAAGCTAAGAGAGGCCGTGATCGCGATGTGGCGGTGCATGAGTTTGATGTGTCTATGCTGGTAGGGAAGCTAAATTCAGCAATGAAAAGCGCTAAAATAAACCCTGACAGATTAACCGATGCGCAATGGTCCAAATACCACGAGTTTTTAACGGGTGAAAATGATGGCAAGGCGCTTAATAAAAGCGAGCGAGACACGCTTATACTGATGCGCGAGCATATCGATGGGCTAACAAAAGACTACGTAGCAAGCGTCAATAACAAGCTTCATCAGCGATTTGCAGAGGATGGCACTCTTGACCCTAAAGAGTCGGCACGCCTTGAAAAAATGCTAGGTAACATGGGCAAATATTTAAACCGCAGCTATAAAGCGTTCGATGATCCTAAGTGGTTTGAAAAAATACCCACCAAGGTAATTGATGATGCCCGTGCATACTTAATGAAGCAATATGAAAAAGACGGCGCAACAGCAAAAGAAGCACAGCAAAAAGCCCAAGTAACCATGAACGAAATGGTTAAAACCAGCACCGCTTACGACAGCTTGGGATCGTTTATTGCTGAAAGTAAGCTTGGCTCTAAAGACTTATCTACACTAATACCACGTAAAGATATATCACCTGAGATCAGAGCTTTACTAGGTGAGTACATTGATCCGCGTGTTAATTATGCTAAATCAGTATCAAAAATGTCAGCTATGATCGCTAATGATAAGCTACTAAGCACAATACGCGATATGGGCATTAACAATTTCATTTTTGAAAAAGACAGCCGCCCACCTAATGCGACAGTACAACTGGCGGGTGAAAAATCCGAAGTGTACGCGCCGTTAAACGGCATGTGGACAACGCCAGAAATAAAAGAAGCGTTTGAAGATGCGATGGGCGGTGAGCGTGGTGAGGGGTGGCTAGAAAAAGCCATACGACTAAACGGGCTTATTAAATACGGCAAAACTGTGCTGTCACCCACAACAGCCATGCGTAATGTGATGTCGGCGTACTTTTTCACCGTTGCCAACGGGCACTTTAACCAAAAATACATGAAGCAAGCCGTGGCAGCATTTAACGCACAAGTTAAAGAAAAAGTAACCGATGGCGAATCTGATTACATAAAACGCTTAATTAAATTAGGCGTGCTTTATGACTCAGCTAATGCAGGCGATATAGTCAAGGTGATGACTGATGGCAAAATAAACCAAATGCTTGAAGGCAGAAGCAACACAGGCTTTGATGGGTTAAATAAACTAGCCGACAAAACAACGGAGAACTTGCGCTGGTTAACTGCAAAGGCCACAGGGTTTTATCGCTTTGGCGATGACTTTTGGAAAATAGTCGGATTTGAAAATGAAAAAGCAGCACTAATACGTACTGGTATGGAAGAAAGTGATGCAGAGGTAGTGGCCGCTGAGCGCATACAAGATACCTACCCAACATACAGCCGAGTAGGCAAAGCAGGTGTTTGGCTGTCACGGTTCCCGCTAGCGGGTACGTTTGTGTCGTTTCCGGCTGAAATCATTAGAACCACAGGCAACATGATGAAGCTTGCTGCAAGCGAAATTAAGTCGGACAACCCAGAGATACGCGCAATGGGCGCAAAACGAATTGTAGGCATGAGCTTAGCCAGTGGCGGCATGTTTGCTCTATCTGCATTAAGCGCCGCCATGTTTGGCGTGACCGATGATGAAGAAGAAGCGCTAAGAGACTTAGCGCCGCCATGGCAAAAAAATTCAACCTTTGTTTACGCAGGCCGAGATAGCGATAACAATCTACGTTACTTTGATATGTCGTTCTTAGACCCTTACGCCTACTGGAAACGCCCAATAGAGGCCATGATGCGCGACCAACCTGTTAACGAGGCTATAGCCTCATCACTTAGCGATATGGTATCGCCATTTTTAGGCACTGATATAACAACAAGCAAAATACTTGAAGTGCTCAGTAATAAAAAAAGCAGCGGTGGGCAAGTATACAAAGAGAGCGATACCGCCATACGCAAAAGTGCAGATATAGCCAGCCATCTAGCATTAGGTTTAGCACCCGGCTTTGTAAATAATGCGTGGCGTATTGGCATGGCGGCAGGTGATGTTAAGCGATCAACCGGTAAGCCTTACAGCCTATCAGATGAAATGCTGGCGCTTGCAGGCTTTAGAAGCTCAACTTTTGATCCAAAGGTCGGCTTATACTACCGCACGTTTGACTTTAACAGTGCCATAGCCGAAGCCCGAAAAGAGCTAAGCGGCGTACTAAGGGACCCTAACAAAGTATCTGACGAAGAAATAAGCGCAGCCAAAGCACGAGCCAAAACAAAGCAAGAGCAAGCATTTAAGCAAATGTCGCGCTTGATCAAAGCAGCTCAAACAGGGGGAGCAAGTCGCAGGCAAGTTGTGCAAATACTCTTTTTAGCGGGGATTAGTAAGCGCAATGTTGGCTTTTTACTGCGTGAGCAAGTGCCGCCAGTAAATCTATCTGACCGCTCATTTGAAAGCGCAGTGAAGCGAGCGCAGTTAATAATGGACAATGAATCAGCAAGGGAGGTAAGAAGTCGATTTAACCGCATAATCAAAAATGATTAGCGGTTAGTTTGGGGGGTAACCCGCTCTAATGCGGGTTTATATCTTAAAGCTTTAAAACGGTTTAGCGCGAAAGAGTATTTAACTCTTCCAATACCTCTACTAAATTTTCTTTTAGAACTAAGTGCCATTCTAAAATATGAGCATTTGTTGATTTATCTATACATCTACTTCGCTTTTCTAGCTTCTCAGCATAGGGTTGTAACATGCCATTCCTGTCGAGTTCTAAGGCAAGTTGGGCGCCATTCCAAAGTTCTTCTAAGTTACTGCCAAAATCATCCGCTTTGTCTATATTTTGATCTTGCATAGCGACAGCAGTCATTCTTGCTGCATTCAAATCTCCAATCGATGTTATTACTTTTTGTTCGGCCGTAGTGTATGCGCCGCACTTTGATATTATCCATTCTTCGTAAAAGTCAGATATAACACCAAACTCTTTATTTGCATCGTCACCTGAAATGTAGTGTATATCTTTTGAGCTTGTGCTAAACATCTTATGTATTATGTTTTGCTTAACGCCCGCATGCTTTAAATATAAACTGGCATTTAACTTTAGTTCATTATATTTGCTTTCAGCCTCTGAAGAGGTTAGGGATGAAAAATACTTTGAATCAAAGTAGGGCCTGTGTAGCCCTATTTTCCCTTTAACGTACCTTTCTACAGCAGATGCATATATGAATACGCAGGCGCTACTGCATTCATTCCAAACCCAAACAGGGATTTGGCTTTTTCTAATAAAACTACCTATCTCTATAGCTTCGTTAAGATCGCCGCCAGGCGAATCAATTTCAAACACCGTAGGAGCTCGCTCCCACTCCGCGAATTTTTTTAAAAAAGCGTGAAAGTCGCCTTTTTCTATCTCGCCTCTTATTAAAAATGTGCCACCAAGCTTTGAAAACGTTAACGCTTGCGATAAAGGGGAAAAGAAAAATAAAAATAATATTAAAATTAGCTGCTTCATTTTAAATCCTTTAGCGGCGCTGCTAACGGGAATGCGCTTTGAATTGTCATTGGATATTCTCAGTGTTTAATTTCTTTATTACTGAGAAATAGTAAACTGCGTAACCTATCCATGAAAATAAGAATGAAAGTAAAAACCAAATAAATTTATGGTGTCCTTTGGCTTTGCTAGAGCATAACGCAAGTATGCAAGGTAATATAAAACCTACAAAAAAGAACACTAAAATTAATATCTGCCAAATACTTATACCGCCCATATGTAACTCCTTTACTATTTATTTATGTTTTTAATTGCGTAAGCACAATAAACTAATTCAACTTTTTCCATTCGTCAACAAACCAATCAGGCTTTACCTTTTCTGGCTCACGGAAAAACAGGCTTAAAAATTCGTAAACATTAGAACGTACAGGTTTAGTTTCGTATTGCTCTAACTCTTCAATCGCTTGATCTACAGGTAAATCACGTGTTTGTTTTACTCGAGTAACAGCAAACTCGGCAACATCCAATAAGCCACGCTCATCAAGGTCTTGGAATAATTCTAAAACTTCCCTTTCTCTTGGCAGGCGTTCAACGGTCATAGGGGTAGCGTCTGCAAGAAAGTTATTTGCATCACCCTTTAATAAAACGGTTAGCGCGCTATGGTTGGAGTGCCCATCACGAATGTAAAACACAATTTCTGATGCGCTAAAAAAGCCATTAATAAATGCACAAAGGCGATCCTTGTCACCATAAGTTGTGCCCGCACTGGCTAGTCGAGTGTTTTTGGTTTGGCACAAAGCAGGTATCACATGATGGTTAAGGTTTGATAGTAATATAGATAATCCGCCCAGTCTTTCTTGCATGGTGTGGACTTGATTTCCTAGAGCTTGGCGCTGATCTAGTGCTGTTTGCAACTGCTCCAACAAGTCGGCATTTACATGTTCAATTTTATTTACTTCTTCATCAACTGATTTCTCTAGCCTTGAGACTATCTCTGCATTCAAAGAACGACCGTTCAGGTTAGATTTTTTGTGAAGTTCTTCTTTTAAATGGCTAGGCATCCTAACCCCAAATGGAGCTATATCTCTACTCATTATTATCTTCTTCCGAACAAATTATTACACAGTGTAGTTAAAAAAAGTTTGACAGTATAGTTTCACGGTGTAATATTTGGTGTAACTACTATGTAGTGTTACTTAAGCATAAATAAGTTTGGAGAGATAAAATGAAACAATACCAACCCATGTCATTCCGCTTTGAGCCGGAAATGCAAGCGTACATAACAGCAAAGGCAAAAGAAGAGGGGCGATCGCGTAACAAGCAAGTTGAAATGTGGCTTAAAAAAATTAAAGCCGACGATGAAGCTGCGCAATCAAATCAACAGGAGCAGTAGTATGTCACACCAATATGCACAAGTTAAATTCAGAGTTGTACCGGCTAACCACGAATGGCTAAAAGAGCAGGCCAAAAAGAACCGCCGCTCACTTACAGCCGAGCTTAATTTTTTACTTGATGAAAAAAGGAAAGCTGATGAGCAAGTTAAAACCGCGCAATAAAATGAAAGCCCCAACTGCGGGAACAGTTGAGGCCAATGAAAACAGCCAACAAAGCATTTGTAAGGAGAGTCTTCATGGCTAATATAGCAAAAAACCAAGATAACGCACAACGAGTAAATGAAAGTGAATTACTCGTAAAAGCAAACATCATGACAAACGACAGTTACGATGACTTTGATCGTCTGTTAACGCAAACCAAATCGCTCGTAGATTTCATGATAGGTAACGACAACATGGAGGGGTTCTCCATGGAGCAAATTTCTAATTTATTGTGGCTTGTATCTGATCGCCTGGGCGATATGCAAGTTAAATTTGAATCAATGCCAATGAGGACTATCCAATGAACAGCATCGTGACCTTAAATGATACAAATTGCCCGATCACCACCTCACTGGCAATTGCTGAAGGTGTGGGCGGCACGCACAAGTCAGTTATTCAATTGATTCGGCAGAATGCCAGTGATTTTGAAGAGTTTGGCCCACTCGCATTTGAAATGCGGGTGGTGAAGCGTCCGCAGGGCGGGGGCTCAAAGGTTGAATATGCAATTCTTAACGAGCAGCAATCAGCCTTGCTATTAACGTACTTTAGAAACAACGAAACGGTTAAAGCATTCAAAAAAGCACTGATCAAAGCGTTCTTTGAAATGCGTGACGAACTGAACAAGCGCCAAGCGCCAGCGGAAAACTTATCGCGCATGGATATTTTGCAACTGGCCATGCAATCAGAAGAAGATCGTATTAGGCTTGAGAAAGAAAAGCTAAAGCTTGAGCATCAACTTGAAGAGGAAGCACCGCGCGTAGCCTTTGCCAAGCAAGTTGAAGTCGCGCCTGATGCAATAAGTGTAGCGCAAGCCGCAAAGATTATTGGTACAGGCCAGCGTCGGTTATTTGCGTTCCTTCGTCAAATAGGCTGGATCACAAGACACAATGAGCCTTACCAAGCAAAAATTGAAGCAGGCTATCTTGATGTTAAGCTTGGAAGTTGGGAGCACCCAGATCACGGCCTTAAGCAATCAGTAACAGCATTGGTTACAGGTAAAGGGCTCGCCAAACTTCAAAAACTTTGGAGCGAGCGAGATCAAGAGCACGCAGCATAACAAACAAAAAGCCCTCAATTAAGAGGGCTTTTAACAGAGTATCGAGTCATCAACCAGCAATATAAAACTACCTGTATTAATATTGCGTAATTAAGTTATAGTAGGTTGATCGTTAAGTCTACGAGAAATTTGCCGCCCAGCCCTTGAATTACACTTCTTAAATCACAATATTCTAGTCCATGTTAGTTGAATAACATTCGTTGTAAAATCTAAATGAGTACCAATTTGTGTACCAAAACGGAAAAAGGCAAGACCATGACACAAGAAAAAAACATTGAAAAACATGAGTTTGGTTCAGATACGGGCAAGCTATTAAACTTAATGATTCATTGCCTTTAGTCATCTACCGCTATTTATTTTTATCCCTCTTTTACCCCCTTTATTTCATCT